TAAAAGGAGCGGCTTTTTTATTTTTCGAGTGGATCTGGACCGTAAAAATTCGGCCCAATAGTACCTTTTTTGAATGTAGTATAAAGGCCTATTATTACTGTTATGAGAAGTATGACTGTATTATCAAAGTTATTTGTTGGGAATACGAAGGGTATGAATACTATGAAATTATAACAAGCGAACCATGTTGGATGATTTAAGTCATGAAATCTTTTAGCAGAGTTCGTAAATAGAATGTAAATAAAAACTAGATAGAGTACACCTATAACAAGGCTACCAGCTGCGAATTTATCCATGATATTTATGCAAACATTGATTCCCCAATTTAAGAAGAAAAATGGCTTGCGATTGCGACGTCCATTTACAGAGAAAAGCCCAGCTTTAGAAAAAATTTTAGCATAAGTTGCTTCAACATCGTAAGTTGGCATATGATCATTCCTTTACGTTTTATCCATTTGGGCTATTTTTCAATATTCTTTTGTAATACCAAGTCCTGTAAAGATGAAATATACTGTTAATATACCTATTGTAAATGGCTCATTGATGATATTGAGGAATTTTATGATTGAATTAACAATAAGTTCATACAAAAGTAATAAATCCCAACATATAAAAAATATTAGTAGTACGGAGCCTACACACATAAATGAATGAAAAATAAATTTTGAACTAGTCATATTTTCAACCTTCTTTCAAAAATAGTTGTTATGCTTATTTTAGATAAATGGATATTTTGATTAAAGTTTTTTAGATGATATGGTTTTGATTTCGTAAAAAGTTTTATGATATTTTAAATTAATAATTTTATAGTTTGTTAAGATTAATCTCATATCCAGCATATTTCAATTCTTTAGCTAATTTATATTTCCAAGCCCCAGGACTATCATATGGTTCATAGGCAATTCCCAAAATATCAGAAGGCAATTCAACATCATGGCGATTTTTATTTACCAAAACATGAACTTTATTTCTTCCGAGTTTTCCAAAGAAATATCCTAATTCTAGAATAACATTTTGGCGAGCTCTAAAATTTTCTGATGTAGGAGAAGATAGTTGATCATCTGGCGATAAGAGTATTATGGCAAACCCGACTGTGTCTGCGGCATGTTCGAATTTTTCTATAATTGTTCTACCGCTGTTAGGCTCTTCGTTTAGAATAATCGGTGTAAGTCCTAGTTTTAATAAAGTTGCATTAACTGATTGCTTCATTTCTTCATCATGTCCGTGAACTATGAAGATAGAATTTTTATCTAATATTTCAGAAATTGTTGTAGGTTTATCGTGTGTGGCTTCTAGCAGAGATTTATTTTCTTGGATAAGTTCACTTTTTAGCATATTTAGAAAATGAATAAATGTCCTTCGCCCATCATTCCACTTTTTTGCAGCATTTATTGCGTCAACGCGATGAATTGACAAGACATAAAATTCAATGTTTTCTAAAGTTTCTTTGAAATTTTTTGCTTTTTCTTTATTGGTAAAAGAAGAATCAATGATATTTTTAGTTCTTAATTTAAGGGTTTTTAATATCTGACTTTGAAATGGAAGATCGTTTATTGCAGTTTTAAGCTCATCAATTTGATGTATTGTTTGTTCTAAATTCATGATGGTATGACACTTCCTTGTGAATATTTTTAAAATATCAACTTATAAGTTCCAAAAGCTAGTAATATAATAGCTAAAATATCAAAAATGAGACCGTAACTTCGTCGCAGCTGGCAAGTATTATTTTGTTCAATAACAGGGGTACCCAAAGCTTGCATTAGGAATAAGCCAGTACAACAGTAAGCATACCATTCGGAACTCCAACTAAAGGCATAGATAGACAATGTAATTAATGCTACAAGTTTTAATATTCCGTCAGATAGAAAATGTGTCAGAAGTGTAGAGCCTAAAATAACATATATAATGCCATATAGAATACTCATTGATTAAAACCTTCTTCCAAGATATTATTTAATATATAACTTAATAATTGTTTTTGAAGTATTACAAATGGTTCTAGGTAAAAAAATAAACCATTATGGCTTTGGTTATTTCCAACCTTCTTTGAGAAATAAATCTATAAAATTTTCTTCGCTGTCCATAGAGTAACTACATAATTCGATACTAAAAAAATCGGCTTCATCTTCGTATTTTTGCATGCAGTAGTAAGTTCTGCAATCTATACAGAAATGACAGTAGTGTGGGTGTAGCATTATATGACCTAGTTCGTGGGATATAACTGCTTTTTGTTGCCATTCGCAAAGATTTTGATTTATGAAAATAAATTTTTGGTTTAGTATTTGTTTCCAAAAACCGTTGACATGCTTAGGCATGTCTTCGGTTTTTATTTTTATATTTAGGTAATTAGCTATATCGTATGGATTACTTGACCCAACTAAATTAACGAGATTCCGTACTCTCAGAGGGATATTACGAACCATTTGTTATCAGTCCTTCTTATGTTTGTTCATTTCTTTTACGTCCCAATAAGCGGCTTCAATGATGCGTTTGATTTTTTCTTTATCTTCCGCAGTCATCAAGCGGCCATTAAGAGCAAGTTCCTCTTCATCAAGTATTTTTTTGAGGTCTTTAGGGAGTTTTTTATCTGCAGGCAGATTCGGGGTTGTATCTGCCCCCAATAGTGTGTCTAAAGTAACTTCAAAAAATTTTGCTAGCTTTATTAGATTTTCGTAATCAATTTGAGTTCTGCCAGTTTCCCAGCCGCTTAAAGTAGGTTGGGCAATTCCAATTATTTCTGCAAGTTTTTTTTGATTGAGTTTTTTTTCTAGACGCAATTCCTTAATTTTATTCACGATATCACCTTCTTTAATATTGAACATCTTGATAATTATATTATTGAATACTTCAATAATTGTCAATAAAAACCGTTGACATATTGAGAAGCTCAATATATAATAACTGTAGAATATTACAATATTCAATATAAGAATAAAAAGGGGCGAGAATATTGAGTTTTAAAATAATGAGGGAGCGTGCAGGACTAACGCAAGTACAGATATCAAAAGTATTGGATATCCCGCAATCAACAATAGCTAGTTGGGAAACAGGTCGAGCTTTACCGCGTGCAGATAAACTTCCGCAGATCGCTAAGTTGTTAAAATGCACAGTGGACGAATTACTATTAGAGGATAGAGAGGAGGTGAAATAAATGCTGGAAGTTATGACGGCGAAGGCTTATGCGAAGCGTACAGGTTACCCGTTGGAAACAATCAGACGAATGTGCAGGGACGGTGAGCTGCCTTGTGATAAACGTGGGAAGGTGTATCTAATTGATTTTAGTGCCGCTGATTTAATTATTAAGGAACGTATGTTATCTGCTCAGGCTGAAAAAAATGAAACAAGGCAGTCTAAGCAAAGGTGCCGTAAAATATACGTTCGCTCAAGTAATAGCACGGGACTTGATTATTTATCTGCGTTAAATGCTATTTAAAGGGGTGTTGATATGAATTTGAATAAAGTTGCCTGGGCTTGGGGGCCGATCTGGTATTTAGGCATGAAATTAAGAGAAAATTGGTTTGATGTTTTGCTTATTTCAGCAATGTCGTGGTTAGTGTTGAAAGCTATTTGGATAATGATGGTTGCTAACGTAAGACTTGCAGCTATGGGGTTGTAAAAATTGAAAGGAGAGAATGGAATGGGTAAAAATAAGGGCGCAAATCGTATTGGCAGGAAAAAAACGGCAGGTAAATTGACCAGGGCAGCGTTACAGAGAGTTTGGTATCACATTGATTGTGGTTGTATGGTTAAAAATAATCTACCGTTTGACATGATGCAGACAGTGCTTGGGATGAGAATGAGACACATTTATTAAGGGGGTGCTGATATGGAAAAAACAAAGCTTAAGCCGATTTTAAATGCGCTGAAAGCAAATCCTGCTGAGCAGGTTAGTGTTAATCGCCAGTGGCTTATTAATTGCTTGCATGAGTTGAGTGTTTATCGTTGGAAAGCTAATGGTGCTGTTTTGAGAAATAAAAAAGAACGATCAGCAGTGCAATGCTGATCGTTCAAGGTTAATACATTGGTCACGTGAATAACCCCGTATTGGCTTTATTTTAACAAATGAATTGGAGCTTGTAAATGGCTAAAAAAGTTTATGGAAATATAGAGAGGAGTTTGGGTCGTTATGACTTTTAAGACTTGCCCTAAATGTGGGGCTAATTTGGATGCAGGAGAACGATGCGACTGTGAAGCTGTGGAGCTGACGTGTGAAGGGTGTTCGCATTGCTTACCTATTGGTGGAGGCGACTATATTTGTGAGAAAAACGGTGTTCCGGTTATCGTTTTGTCAGAATACGCTCCCGCTGAAGATTATTTGTGTTGTAGAAGAAAGGATTGATAAAAATGGCAAAACTGATTATGACTGTTGAGGAAATGCAAGATCGTAGTAAATGGCTGGAAATGCGTAAGGCTGGTATTGGTGGCAGCGAAGCTGCTGCGATCGTGGGACTTAATCCGTGGAAGTCGGCTTTTCAGTTGTGGATGGAAAAAACTGGACAGGTTGAACCGGAAGATTTGAGTGATAACGAGTATGTTTATTGGGGTAACGTGTTGGAGCAGGCTGTCGCTGATCGTTTTTGTGAGCTGACAGGAAAGAAGGTTCAGCGCCGGGGCATGCTGCAGGATGATGAGTATCCGTATATGCTTGCCAGTGTTGACCGTATGGTGGTTGGCGAGAATGCTGGCCTTGAGTGTAAGACAACTAACGCTTTTAATGATAAGGCTTGGGCTGATGATGAGCTGCCGGACAGTTACTACATCCAATGTCAGTGGTACATGATGGTTACTGGCTGTGAGAAGTGGTATATTGCAGTCCTTATCGGTGGCAATAAGTTTGTTTGGAAAGAAGTACTACGAAGTGATGCAGACATTGAAGCGCTACGTAAAGCCGCAGTTGATTTTTGGGCAATGGTAACTACCAATACAATGCCGCCTGTTGACGGTAGCGATAATTGCAGTAAAGCATTGTCAACAATGTTTAAAGGGCAGGACGGTCTCGAAATTGATCTGCCGGTAACCGCTAGGGATTGTATTGATCGCTTACGTGACATTAAAGAATCTATTAGTAAGCTCGAGGAACAGAAAAAATTAAGCGAGAATGAATTGAAAGTAATGCTTGGCGATGCTGAGATTGGTATTATTGGCGAAGATAAGATTATCTGGAAGAGCCAAGCTGGTAGGGTTACTGTTGATAGTAAACGGTTAAAGGTAGAACAGCCAGAGATTTATTCAAAGTATAGCAAGGTTGGTAATCCGATTAGAGTATTTAAGGTTAGTTAATAACAAAGGAGAGTGTTTTAAATGGCAAACGCAAAACAAGGTGGTTTAATTACCAATAAACAAAGTAACGGTGACGCACTACAACAGTCAAAACAAAAAACTATGGCTATGGCTCTCAATGAATTATTGGATAGTGATGGAATAAGAGGACGCATCAATGAACTTTTAGGAAAACGGGCGCCGCAATTTGTCGGTAGTTTGGTGAGTATGGTAAATGCAGATGCTAGTATGCAACAGGTTTTTCGTGAGGCTCCGATAACACTTATTCAGGCAGGGTTACGAGCTGCTACTTATGATTTGCCAATAGATCCAGGTCTAGGGTATGCATATTTGGTTCCGTTTAAGAATAAACAAAAAGACGGTTCTACACGTATGGAAGCAAGCTTTATTATGGGTTACAAGGGAATGTATCAGCTTGCTATGCGTACAGGTGCATATAAGAAGTTAAATGTTATTGATGTCCGCAAAGGTGAGCTGAAAAAGTATGACCGCTTGACGGAAGATATTGAGATCGAGTTTATCGAAGATGAAGAAGAACGTGAAAAAGCAGAAATTATTGGTTATTGTGGATACTTCCGTTTGGTAAACGGTATGGAAAAATTTATATATATGACCACTAAGCAAATTGAAGCTCACGAACGGAAAAACAGAAAAGGCCAGTATATGGGTAAGGGGTGGCGTGATGATAAAGATGCGATGTCAGCTAAGACGGTATTGCGTAAGCTGATTGGTAAGTGGGGCGTTATGAGCATTGATTATCAGGTTGCTTCGCCGGCTATGATTGCTGTTGTGGAATCTGTTGCCAAGGGGCAGTTTGATGATGAAGATATTCCGACAATAGATGCTACGGCTGTTACTGAACAACTACCTGACGGACGCACAGTTGACACAGAAACTGGTGAAGTAGTTGCAAGCGAGGATTTTACTGCGGACGAATTACAAGCGGCTCAAAACGAAAGTGAGGAGAAATAATATGGGATTAATGATGAGTAAGCATGAATTTATTCGTGAGATGGAGTCTATTGCGTTTCGGTTGATTACTGATACGAATATCAGTGATGATAAAACTACCGTTTTACGGGCTTTTATCAATGTTATGGTTGGAACTTTAGAGCGTAATGAAAGCAAAGGCTGCGGGATGATGTATACGTCTGAGGCAAGTTGTTTGCCGAAGCCTGAATCTATAAATAAGGTCGCCGCAGATGGAGCTACAGGAGAGCCTGCGGGAAAAAATGATGGAAAGGGTTTGAAATCGCTTCTAAATGTACTTAAAAATTTGAATGATGCCGATGTTGAGGTGCATGTTCTTGATCTCTCGGATAATAAGCGGGATTGATCTCCAACTAAAAAGGGCTGCTGTTTTAGGCGGCCCTTTGCTTTAGGGCAGGTGAAGCACTTGAACGGATACTTTAAGTTACATCGGGAGCTGTTTGTGAAACCTATTTGGCGGGATAGCACAATAGAACAACAATTAATTTTAATAACCCTGCTGGGCATGGCGAACTGGCAACCATCAGAGTATGTGTTTGAGGGTGAAGTCACAATACTAAAGCCAGGGGAGTTTGTTGCTTCGATTGAGGATATTCGTCAGCAGATCGATAAAACTGAAGTTACTACTAAAAAAATCAGGTTAGCGTTTGAACGGTTTAAAAAGTTGGGCTTTTTATCTGTCCGAAGGGTGAGCCGTAAGGCCATTGCCAAAAGTGTAGTGTCGATTGTGAATTGGCAGCTATATCAAATCGAGGAATTTGAGGGCAAGACTTTGGGCAAACAGAACGGCAAACAAAAGGGCGAACAGGAAACGGACTGCAAAGCCTTGTATGATGCGGCTTTTGGCAATGTGGTTGAAAAAATAGGGCAAGCAGAAGGGCAAACAAAAGGGCAAGACTTTGGGCAAACTTCCTATTATAAAAGAAAAGATAAAGAAGGGTATAAGAATAATATATATATTACTCCGCGCGCGCACGAGCAAACCCAAAATCAAGATCAGGTTAACGAAAAAGGAAAAACAGCTGACCAATACGCTGGCAGGGTTAATCGCTGCATGGATTATTATCAATCTGCCATTCATGCCTTTTATAGCGTTACAGAGTGTGACTGCGTTGCCGCTCTTGCCGCTGAGTTTGATGAGCCTGCTTTTAGGGCTGCCGTGGACAGGGCGAAGAAGCAGGGCGTTAATCATGCCAGTGCATGGAAGTATATCAGTACGATACTTCGCACCGGCGGCGTTAAGGATTTCGGGAAGAATCAGCAGGGTGCGAGAAAGAATGATCCTGCGAGCGGGGCGGCAAAAGCGGCGGAGTTGCTTGAAAGTGGTGGTGTAATTGACTTGTGATAACGATCAGCGTTGTAAGATTGTGGCAATGCTTTTTGGGGCATATGGACAGGGGAGCGACGAAACTCGAATTGCGATTTATGCAAAGTTGCTTGAGGATTTACCTGTAGCGGTTTTGAGTAAGTCTGTAAAAAAGCTGGTGTTAGAGCAGAAGTTTTTGCCGAGTGTGTCGGAAATTGTTGAAGCTGCACAGAGTTTGATGGGCAGCGTTGATGACAGCAGCAGGATTAAAAGCTGGGCTGAAGCGTGGGGCGAAATTGAGCGGGCTATGTTTGCTACTCCGTGGGGGAAAACTCCGGTGTTTAGTCGGCCGGAGATTACTGTGGCTGTTAATAGTTACGGTTGGAATACGTTGCAGTTGTCTGAGGCAGATAAAATGCCAACTGTAAGGGCGCAGGTGCGTAGGATGTATGAGGATGCCTGCGGCAGGAGCAGGGAGAAGCAACGTAACGATTATGTTTTGGGCAGAAATAACGCAGGCCTGTTAGATACAGGTTTGGGGTTAAAGCAGATAGGGGAATAGATAATGGATAAACGGGTAAAAGAAATTGCTGATTATTACGGTAGGGATAGAGAGCTTATTAAGTTATGCGAAGAATGCGGAGAGCTGACGACGGCTGCTGCTAAATTCCTTGTGGCGCCGAATGATGTCGTTAGGAATGCTATTTCTGACAATTTAGTTAGTGAGCTGGCTGATGTTTTTGTTGTCTGTGAGCAGATTAAATACTTGCTGGGACTGGAAGATAGAGTGCTTCAGGTTGTTGATTATAAGTTGGGCAGGCAGATCAGGCGTATTGAGCAGGATTGCCTTGTGAATGGTGATTGAACATGAACGAAAAGAAGTTGCGGTTACATGTTTGCGTGATCTGCCGGAAGGAGTTTTTTTCGGCTGGGAACAGTCGTGTTTGCAGTAAGGTCTGTGCGAGGGAACGAAAAAGGCTTTGGGATAAAAATCATCGTGCTGGCAATCAGGTGAAAAAGGAGTTTCTTGGTGTTGATATGTCGCAGGCGTTAGATGATCGTGGGTGTGAACTGGTGAAGGATTTTTTTGTAAAGTTGGTACGAGCTGCTGATATGGCGAAAAAGTATCGTTTGCCGATGAACACAGATGTTATTTCAAATTTGATGTCGATGTATAGAGCCAGGGAGATTTGAGTTTTGAGGTGGTTGGCATGAATGAGATTATTTGCGGTGATGCGCTGGATGTATTAAGAACTTTACCGGATAAATATTGCCGTTGCTGTGTAACGTCGCCGCCGTATTATGGCTTGCGTGATTATGGCGTTGCAGGGCAGATAGGCCTTGAACCAAAACTGCGGGATTACATGGACAGACTTGTTGAGGTCTTTGCAGAAGTTAAGCGGGTACTAACTGACGATGGTACTTTGTGGGTTAATATTGCTGATAGTTACGCTGGCAGCGGTAAAGGTGCTGCAAGATATCCTGAGAATGCTAAAAAATATAAACAGGGTAGCAACGCAGGAAGTGTGGGCTGTGCGGCAATAACAAAGGCGAAGTTTGATTTACCTGCTAAAAATCTAATTGGCATACCGTGGCGACTTGCATTTGCCTTACAGGATGATGGTTGGATTTTACGTCAGGATATTATTTGGGATAAATCAAATTGTATGCCGGAGAGTGTACGAGATCGTTGTACCAAAAGCCATGAGTATATTTTCTTATTTGCCAAGCGGCAGAGATATTACTTTAATGCTGAGGCGATAAAAGAGCCTATTGCTGATAGTACGATTGATAGACTTGCACAGGACATTGAAAAGCAATCAGGAGCCGCACGTGCGCATGGTGGAACGAAAAATATGAAAGCGGTTGGAAAAGGAAATTGTAAAACTTTTAGGGGTGGGATGTACACGAATAACAAGACGTTTTATAATTCGGCAGAAATAAAAAGAGATAGCCACGGCAACAAACCGAATGGGGAAGGGCTACGCAATAAACGTTCTGTTTGGGAAATATCAACATCAACCAGTCGAAAAGGAAGTAAAAATCATTACGCTACATTTCCAGACGAGCTGGCAGTTAATTGTATTTTAGCCGGTACTGCTGAAGGTGACGTTGTACTTGATCCGTTTGTCGGCAGTGGTACAAGCTGCAGAGTTGCAAATAGATATGGCAGGCAGTATATCGGGATTGATCTTAATCCAGCATACTGCAAGGCAGCGGAAGCCGAGATACCGATAAATTTGTTTTAGGAGATTGATATAGATGGAGCGAGAACTATGGGACGAAATAGTCGTTGATAATTTTGCTGGCGGGGGTGGGGCAAGCACAGGAATAAAAATGGCGATCGGGCGTGATGTCGATATAGCTATCAACCATGATCCGGCTGCTATTGCCATGCACAAAGCTAACCATCCTTACACTGAGCATTATAACGAATCTGTTTGGGATATTGATCCGGTTACCGCTACTGGCGGTAGGCCTGTAGGGTTATGCTGGTTTAGTCCTGACTGTAAGCATTTCAGCAAGGCAAAAGGTGGAAAGCCAGTTGATAAAAATATCCGAGGACTGGCGTGGGTTGCCCTGAAATGGGCGGCAACAGTGCGGCCACGTGTGATAATGCTTGAAAATGTGGAGGAATTTAAAACATGGGGCCCGCTCTTGGGTGATCGCCCTGACCCTAAGCAGAAAGGGCGCACATTTAACTGTTTCGTTAATGCCCTGCGGCGGCATGGTTATCAGGTAGATTGGCGGGAACTGAGGGCCTGTGATTATGGGGCGCCAACGATTCGCAAACGGTTTTTTCTGATTGCCCGGTGTGATGGGAGACCTATAGTTTGGCCGAAACCTACACACGGAGATCCGTCAAGCTTAAAAGTTCAGTCAGGAGAGTTGAAACCGTGGCATACTGCTGCAGAGTGCATTGACTGGTCAATTCCCTGCCAGTCAATATTCGAGCGGAAGAAACCGCTTGCAGAGAATACGTTGCGGCGCATAGCAAAGGGATTACAAAAATTCGTTATCGATAGTCCACAGCCGTTTATTGTGCAGGTAAACCACGGTGGCGAGAATTTCAGGGGCGCAGATTTTGATAAGCCTTTTCCAACGATTACAGCTAAACACGGCTTTGGATTGGTAACGCCATATGTAACGCAACTTTGCCAAAATGGTTTTGCCGGTGATAAACGTAGCAGTGATATTGACAGGCCGCTCAGTACCGTTTGTACGAAAAATGAGCATATGCTAATAGCACCGAATTTAATTCAGTATCACGGCGAGCAAAGCGAAAAAGAAGTGCGGGGACAGGCTTTACAGCGCCCATTGATGGTGGTTGATGCCAGCAATAGGTATGGGCTTGTGGCAGCAAGTTTAGTAAAGCACTACGGCGGTAATTATCAAGGTTCAGGCGCTGGATTAGATAAGCCTTTGCCAACGATTACAACGGTAGATCATAATGCCATTGTAACTAGTAACCTGATACAGCTTAATAATAACAGTATCGGCCAATCTGTGACGTCGCCACTTAATACTATAACAGCAGGTGGCGGACACTTCGGAGAGGTCAGAGCATTTTTGCTCAAGTACTATGGGCAGGGTGGCGGTCAGACATTAGATGAACCACTGCATACGATCACAACAAAGGACCGTTTCGGGTTGATTACCGTTGCTGGACAGGAGTATCAAATAATCGATATCGGCATGCGTATGCTGACACCGAGAGAGCTTTTTCGGGCGCAGGGATTTCCTGATATATACATTATCGAGTGTGATTATCTCGGCAGACCGTATCCTAAAACAGCACAGGTTGCCCGGTGTGGTAATGCAGTACCGCCGCAGTTGCCAGCAGCATTAGTGAGGGCGAACTTGCCTGAGCTTTGCGGAATGGTTTTGCAGAAAGCGATGTGATTGAGCAGAATACCGATAAATTTGTCTTAGGAGCTTTATATGAAAAAATATAAAACTATTTATGTTGATCCTCCATGGATGGAGCGTGGTGGAGGAAAAATTAAGCGAGGTGCTGACAGGTATTATAAGTTAATGGCAACTAAAGAGATAATGCAGCTGCCGATAGCAGAACTAGCTGATGATAATTGTCATTTGTATTTGTGGACGACCAACAACTTTATGCAAGACGCATTTAGGGTTTTAGATGCTTGGGGATTTAGGTATGTAACTATAATTACATGGGTAAAAGACCGGATAGGCTTAGGACAATATTTTCGGGGGATGACAGAACACTGCTTGTTTGCCGTCAAAGGTAGGTTACCTTATAAAATTATTGATGGTAAACGACAGCAAGGTAGAACGTGTATTGTTGCTCCGAAACGCGAACACAGTAAAAAGCCGAATGAGATGCGGCAGATGATTGAAACAGTAAGCTATGCCCCTATGGTTGAGCTTTTTGCGCGGACTAAAACACCTGGTTGGGATGTTTGGGGCAATGAGATTGAGAGCGATATAGAGTTTTAGAAGTTTATAGTTAAGTAGCTTAAACGGCTGCCCAGCTACTGCCTCGGCACTATATACAAGCAATGTGGCGCAAAAGGGAAGTATACCTGTGGAATGGCCTTACCACAGGGGGCAGCCTTTTAAATATAAGGAGTTGGAAATATTGACTGAGTTACTGATAACGATACCTGGAGAACCGTGTGCACAAGGTAGACCGAGGTTTAGTACAGCAGGCGGTTTTGTTAAAGCATATGATCCGGCAAAAAGCAGAAATTACAAAGCATATGTAAAGCTTATTGCGCAGGAAGAAATAAAAACCCAAGGCTGGAAATACACAGAATTGCCCTTAGCGGTTACGATAACAGCTTACATGAGTATTCCGACAAGCAAGTCTAAAAAGTTTAAACAGGAGGCTATTTTAGGCGGAGAGCGTCCCGCAAAGAAGCCTGACACCGATAATATATTCAAGTGTATTACAGACGCTCTTAGTGGTATAGCGTACAAAGACGATAAGCAGATAGTAGCTGCTACGGTTAATAAGTGGTATGCAGAAGTACCGAGAGTTGAAGCATTGATAAGAATTATTTAGAGAGGCGGTGGAGTAGATGAAAAAAAGATGCCGAAGAACTGAACGTATAGTATCAATGATTGCTTATAGATACCTTCGTAATTGCTGTGATAAGTCTATTGTGTCTGAATATTGGACTAGATATGAAGAAACTAATGGCAAATTCTTGCAAAACTCAAGAGTAGAAATAAAGTATCGGAATAGGATAATTCTAAGAATCATTGTAAAAGATGGAGCAAATTATGAAAAATCCTAAAATCAAATACATAGGCTGGTGCCACGAGTGCAAATACCTAGGTAGTTTTATTTGTGGTAACTGTAACCCCAGTAAAAAATACAGTTTTGGTAGACCGTCTGAATTTATAGCTAAGGTCAGGAGAGTGAATAGATTATGGAATTGATTAGCAAAGATGCTTTAGAAGCTAAATTAATGTTATGCATGGACATGAATAGGGCTGATTGGTCTTATAACAAAATGATTATGGCAAATAAAATGCTGGAAATTTTAGATCAAGAACCTATTATAGAAGAACGTAAGCACGGATACTGGATTGAACACCCTGAACATCCCGTAGGAGATTGCAGTATATGCGGTGAGCGTGTACCGATCTACGGCGGTAGCAAAAAATATAAAATCTGCCCTAACTGCGGGGCTATTATGGACGGTGACGAAGAATGAGACTAATAAACTTAGACGCACTCAATAAATATCCAATACGCCGACATCGGTGCGACAAGAAAAACGCTAATCCCCATTTTATCAACGGCATTGAAAGCGTACTTGAATATGCGAACGAACTGCCAGTAGTAGAAGAACGTCAACATGGTTACTGGAAAGAAGTAGGCAGTTGGCATGAGTGTAGCTGTTGTAAGCAGCGCATAGATTCATGGGACAGAAAGTGGATGAAATACTGTTCCGTTTGCGGCGCAAAAATGGATGGTGAAACTAAATGAACATACTAAAGTTAGAAAGATCAATAGCTTTATTAAAGCCAATCATATGGAAAATGCCTATGAATGAGAAAAGGGATGCTTATATAACTTTATTGACGGCTGCTCAAAAGCAGATACCCCAGGAAGTAAGCCCTTTATTATCAGATGACGACTTGCCAGTAGGTTGGAAATGTCCTGAGTGCGGGAAATTAGTAGATGACTACGCTCATTATTGTAAATACTGCGGTCAAGCTGTGTGTGATGATTGAGGTGAAACTAAATGAATAGAAGCATTAAACTATATCACTTTTGCGCAGCGCAAGATGTAGAAAGCATAAAACGCCAAGGACTGACACTTGGAATGTGCCCCGTAGTAACTGACTACGGAATTAAATTTATCAAAAAATGTCAATGGCTTACAAAAGATATGAACCCTGAGGCGCAAAGCTGGGCAACAAGCCACGGTCTTAATTACAGCCGAATAGCCTACAGACTAAAGGTTGTGATACCTAAAAAGCACGTTAGAAACCTGATAGTAGCGACAGAGTTTGTAAAAGAACTACCTAAGGAAGCGCAGTATCTTGTCACTGAATGGGCAGGATCAGAAAACTGGTACATCTATAGGGGCGAAATTTTGCCACAATGGATAAAGGAAGTTGTATGTACTAACAATAAATGGACAAAGGAGTTAGAACAATGACGATAAAGGCTTACGCATACATAGGAGACGACGCAGAATCAGAAATTACATTTGCAAACACGGCCGGACAAGCCAAGGCAGCGTTTGCAGACATAATGGGCGAACGCTTTATAGACGTCAAAGTTGAGCGCCTGCCGTGGGCTGATAAGTATTGGGAAAATGGAGCAGTGCCTTATGAAGAACTTTTAGCGCACGGATGGAGCGTATCCTGCCACAAATGTGGGAAAATGGTTGATATAGATACCGCTGTATTGATTGATACAAGATTGGCGCTTTGCAAAGAGTGCGCAGGAAAAGACGGTGAAACAAATGACTAAACACTTTGAAGTTGGCAGCCACGCCATAAATAACAAGGGCATAGGCATAGCTGGCCCGCAGAGCACAATTTATAAAGTAACAGCATTGAGTAAGAAAAAAACAATGATTGGGGAAGTTTGTGTTGTCGAACTACAAGAACGGTTATCTAACGGCAAGTATCGCTATTTTTGGCGAGAAATATACGTTGACATGTTAATTGGCCAAGAACGCTGCTATTACAGGGGTAACAAACAGGGGCGTATAGAACCCTACGACAAGGAGAGGATATAAAGTGAAAAAAGTTACAGCAGAAGTTATTGAAAAAAATCATTTTTTAGTGACAGTAAAAGTCGAAGACGACGCCATGGAATCTGCTATTTATAACGAAATAGTAAATGCCTATATGGAAGATGATTATGAAACTATTGAACAACATATTTATGATATCACTAATATAAAGGTGCATGAAAAATGACAGATTACAAAAAACTTATAGACGCCTTACTGACTATTCAAAATGAGTGTGAAAAATATGATGATTGCGAATATTGCCCATTTTCTACGGATATACCTTTTGCCGATAATACATTGCCTCACAAATGTGGAATTACGGCTAAACTGCCTAACCATTGGAAAATCAAGACCCCTAGCGTTATCCGGTTATTAGAAAGCGAGTAAAGCATAATGTATGAAATAATACCGATTTATCGTCTTGATAGATCAATCTGTTATTACAACATCCAGGAATCGTATAGCCAAGAAATAGTTGTCTCTGCAGAACTAACTAAAAAGCAGGCAGAAGCTATATTAATAATATTGAATAATGAGGACGGTGTATTTGATGATTGAAATAGGCGATAATTTAGCGATGATAATTTATTTTGCTATTATGTGTGGGTTTTTAGTATTTTGTTTTGGTCGGAGGTAGTAAATAAATGAATTATTTAGATTTAATAAAATGGATATTTGAATTTACATACGAACATTGGATATTAACCTTTATGTTCATTATTGCTTTAAGGCGATTCAGTATTTTAACAATAAACCAATCTATTAAGCGTCGGGCGAGTGAGGATAATCATGACTAATGATAAAGCCTACTGTATCCGTAGTAATAAATTTATGGATAATCATTGCACTAATACAGACTGCGACCGGCACGAAGAAAATGTATCGCTCACAGATGATGACGGTAGCCATCGGCAGTGGGCAAGGTTTGAGTGTAAGGAGTATAAGATTGGGATATATGACTAAAGCGGTAGGTGATTTGTATGAAAGTTAATTATATTAAATGTGATGCTTGTGGCAAAGAAATTCAAGGGAGTTTTTCGCATGTATCTATCACTCATCAGTCATTAAGCAATGCTGATTTTACAGAAGAAGTTGATATGGATCTATGTAAAACTTGCCATGAAAATGTTAAAAGATTTTTTACGCCACTCAAAGACTCCTTCGGAGGTGGGCTGTATTATGGATTTGCCAGGAAGTTTTAGCGGTAACAAAATTGATTTATTTGGGGGCGTGATGCATGTTTAAGTGGTTAAAACAGCTAATATGCAAACATGATGAAGCGGTATTCGTAAGTAATATTTACGGCGATGAAATAAATCATATGGACGGAAAGCGTAGCAGATGGATTTGCGATTGCTGTGGGAAAATACTTTTAAAAAATCACTTGTTGTTATTTGATAAAAGTAAGTGCCGGTTTGCTATTGGTGAGCTTATATTTACAACTTCTAGAACGTATATCAAGGCAGGTGCTTACAAAATGCCTTTTTCATATTACCCTGTGGTTTATATGATCAAAGATGTCCGAAAGAAGGAAAACTCAATCGAGTATCTATGTGAGGACTATGAGGATAAATCAAAGCGCTGGATTAAAGAAGAATTTTTAACCAAGGCGTTATGTTGGGAGAGTATAGAATGACGGCACGCAATGAACTGATTGATTTTATATTTTTTCACGAAAATGATATTATGGCTGCTGTGCGTGAAAAGCGGCTTGATCCTGGCGGTGGAATTACTGGCGGTAATGGTACGGGACACAGTAAAATGTCTGATCCGACGGCAGCACAGGGTATTAAGTTGGCTTCGCCGATTGTTGCCGTGTCTATTGAATACGGAGCTGCTATCGGTGGAATTAGGAATAGTCGCACGATTAGAAATCCTGAAAAGTGGTTACAGGTATTGGCAGAAACAAGGGGCTTTTATCAAAACCGAAAGCAGGGGGATTTTATCAGACGTCGGTATAATCAGGATGAAAATTGGCGGGATACTTGTAAGGCAATGAAGTGCTCCAGAACGTGTTACTATGCCTACAAGTCAGATGTTTTTCGTTTCGCTGAGAATCTGGCTATTGGTTATGGAATTATTTCACCGTGGCATAAATAGCAAAATTTGTCTGAAATGTGAAATTTCACGCCATTCCGGGAATTGACATCGGTTTTCAGGGGTGCTATAATTACAGTAGAAATTTTATAAGTAGTTGAAAGCACTGGACGCCCGGAGAGCGTTTCAGTGCTTTTTCTATTTGTATTATTTCTGCCCATTCCTCCTTTCTTTCTATAGGGCGGCGCATGTATGAGCAGCTTGCGCCGCCTAGCGTTAGCTACACTTTAGGTGTTGTTATATATCTTAATGTCGTCCGTACTGGACACCTTGCCGTTGGGGTAATACAGCGGCAAAAATGGAGTAGTACTCAAACGGCGAAGAGAGCAGTCTTGAAAACTGATAGGGCGTAGGGATACGCTGTGTGGGTTCGAATCCTACCTACTCCGCCATATGGAAGGCTGGCGTAATTGGTAACGCAGCGCCCCGCTAAGGCGTCAGTCGAGCAATCGGCTTACAGGTTCAAGTCCTGTGCCTTCCGCCATTTTTGCATTGAATTTTGCTCAAAGATTTATAATTATTATTATAGAAGTTTGAGCAAATTTTAACTGAAAATATACCTAAGACGCTGATAAACATTGTGTTTATTGGCGTTTTTGTTTTTACATAAAAAGTGTAAAAAAACCTCGTAAGTGGGGTGACATTTTAATTGACTAAAGGATATAACGAGAGGACGTTTGTTAACGCCGAGATCGACGGCTCAGGCAACGTTTTGAGAACTAAAGAACGTACCATACGTTATTTTGATGACGAGAATGGTTATCTTTTTTTCCTCAACAAGGAAACAGTTAAGACCTTTAAGGGTTTTGGGTTACCAAAAGATTTGTCGGAAACGGATACGGCCAGGGTGTATCGGTTATCGCTTGTAATGCATAAAGGCAGTAATTTGATTTGTTACAGATCCGGAAATGTTGTTAGGGGTATGAGCTGCAGCAGGATTGCTGATTACCTGAGTATATCCCAAAGGCAGGCGGTGAATTTTTTGGGGAAGATGATTGATCGTCGGATCATTGGCAAAGTTAGAGTGCAGATCGGAGATTGCGTAGAAATGCAATATTATATTAATCCTATTTATTTTTTTAATGGGAAGTGGCTCAATTATAATTTGTATTTTTTGTTTAAAAAGGATTTGGACGGACTTTTACCGGAATGGGTGAAATTGAAGTTTAATCAGGATTTGAGCCAAAGTAGCAGGTAGAAACATAAGCGCCGCTTTCATAAAAACGCTTGTAGGGCAAATATGAAGGCGGTTTTTTGTGTGGTGGTGTGAATATGTCTATTTTGACATCTAAAATTAAAAAACTGCAAAAAGCATTGGAGTTACAGGGGAAGATTTACTTATTTACGAAGACCCAGGTATATAGTCGTAAATTAGAAAAACTTTGTACACTTAACAGATTGGACTATTTAATGCCTGTTGGTGAATATAATAAACTTCATCCGGAGAAACCTAAAGATGTTAAAAAGTATCAGTTTGTTAAAGTTGAAGTTGTCGATTCGTTTCGTGAGTTAGACATTTTGCTGCGATTATTGGAGATTTATAAAAAAGCGGGTGAGGGCAGTGGATAAAGAGATTAAATTATCACCACGACAACAAGCTTTCGCTGAATATTACTTAGAATGTGGCGTTCAGGAAGAAGCTGCAGTAAAGGCTGGTTATAGTAAGACTTATGCAGCCAAGAGAGCTTATTTGCTGTTGGAGAATGTTGGTATCAAACAATATATAGAGGAACGTTCCAAAGAACCTAATAATGAGCTGATTGCTTCGTCAGACGAAGTATTAGCATTTTATTCTAAGGGTATGAGGGGAGAAATAAAAGATCAATTCGATCTTGATGCTACTTTATCTGACCGAATAAAATGTGCTGATGCATTGGCTAAGCGTTATGGATTGGTTCGTGAGTGTTTGGAAATTGAAGATAAGACAGGCGGTATTGCTGCAGTCTTAAAAGAAGCCCGAGAAAGAGCGAAAAATCATGGCAGCAAGAAAGAATAGCAATGATATTCTGTTGTCTGACAAGGCGCTTAAATTGCTGGTTGAGTTTTGCGCAGAGTTTACGCATGATCCTGTTGGGTTTGTGTGGGCAGCTTATCCTTGGGGCGAGGGAGAACTTGAAGGGAAAATTCCTGACGAATGGCAGCTTAAGCTTCTTGCGGATATTCGAGATGGGCTGAAAACTCCTGATGAGGTTATTCAGGAAGCTATTGCCTCTGGCCACGGTATTGGTAAGTCGGCATTGGTTTGTTGGATAATCCAGTGGGCAATGGCCACATTTGAGGATTGCAAGGGCGTTGTAACAGCAAATACGCAAAATCAGTTACTGACTAAAACATGGTCAGAGTTGGCAAAATGGCATAGGCTTTCCATCTGCAAGCCTATGTTTAAATACACTGCAACAGCATATTATAGTGTGGATACTGAGCACGAGAAGACGTGGCGTATTGATGCTTTACCTTGGAGCAAGCAAAATTCTGAAGCTTTTGCTGGTTTGCATAATCAAGGAAAACGCATTTTAGTTATTTTTGATGAGGCTTCAGCTATTGATGATGTTATTTGGGAGGTTGTTGAGGGGGCACTGACTGATAGCGATACTGAAATTATTTGGTGTGCTTTTGGTAATCCTACCCGTAACGGTGGTAGGTTTTTCGATTGTTTCCATAAACATCGAGCCTTTTGGAACATACAGCAGATTGATAGTCGCACTGTAAAAGTTAGTAATAAGAAACAGCTGGCTAAATGGATTGCTCAATATGGTATTGATAGTGACGTTATCCGGGTTCGTGTTCTTGGTCAGTTTCCGCTTCAAGGCGATTTGCAGCTTATCAGTATTGAGGATGTTAATGCGGCCAGGGAACGTGGCAAGGTTATTAACAGAGAGAGTTGTCAAAGCCTGCCTGTTATATTTGGTGTTGATCCGGCTTGGACTGGTAAAGATTTACTTGTTGTTTATATGCGCCAGGGGAATTATTCTAAGATTTTGCTAGTAATGTCTAAAAATGATGATGATGGTTACGTTGCAGGTAAGTTAGCTGCATTATCAGATGAGTATGGAATGACGCATGGATTTATTGATCAGGGATATGGTACTGGAATTTACTCGTTCTTCAAGAATATGGGGCGTGGAGATCAGTGGACGTTGATACCATTTAACAGTACTCCTGCAGACGATTATTATCAAAATAAACGTGCTGAAATGTGGTCTGATATGAAGAAATGGATTAAGGAAGGTGGAGCTATTGAGGATAAAGATGAGATTTATAATGATCTAATTGCGCCGTCAGCCTTTATTAATACTCGTGGTAAATTTCAGCTTGAGAGTAAAGATGATATGAAGGAGCGTGGGGTGCAGTCGCCTAACTTTGGCGATGCATTGGCTTTGACATTTGCCTTGCCGGTTAGATCTAATCAATTTGATATTTACAAACAGGCACGCAAGGCTGGGCGTATTCGCCGAGTTGGAGCAATGTAGAGGTAATATAAAAATCAAGGAGTGAATGATGATGCAGAAAAAAGCAAAACAAATTGTGATGGATTATTTTAATGCTAAGGTTGATGTAACTGACAAAAAACAAATTACACTTAATGATGTATATGTGGTGTGGTTTTGTAAAACTTTGCAGAACTGGAAAGCTCTTGTAAGCACCAACGTTAGTGATGGCATGTATTACGAAGTTACATATAACGGCGATAAGAACGAAACGTATGTCGATGTGTATAAAAAATGGGAAAATTTTTGTGTAAAATAAGGAGGACTAAAAATGAAATATCATTATATAGAATTAAAAGATACAGTTGAGCTGATGAATAGTGCGGATTACAAAGATAGGTTTAAAGCTGAGTATTGGCAGACTCAGGTTAGGTATGAAAAGCTTCATGCTATGATCATCAAATATGAAGCTGGCACTTTAAACTTTACGCCTACTTGTGATATTGAATTGCTGAAAAAACAAAAATCTTTCATGGGTCAATATCTTTATTGTTTAGAAGTCCGTGCGGAAGTTGAAGGCATTGAATTATAAATAACTAACATAGTGGAGGAGTGATTGAAAATGAATATTCCTTATAGTTTTAGTAATATGACTGTTGTTAAATTGCCGTTAGTTGCAAATACAGTGACGGTGGCGGCTAGTGATTCTGTTCTAGCACATGTACTTACTGGCAGGAGTGCGGTGCTGGTACATAATGGCGGTAATACTACTATTTATTTCGGTGATAGTGATGTAGATTCCGATAGAGGCATTCCAATTGCTGCAGGCATGCAGATGATTTTTCCGACAATAAAGGAAACAGCTGTGTATTTATATTCTGTTGACGTCAATGATGGTGTAGTGATTGCGGAGTTTTTCGATTAAACTCGTTAGGAGTAAAGTGTATGCCTAATATTAATGATAATGTTGATCAGCAGCAGCAGTTAAATAATGCACAGTCGGTTATTGACGATGGGCAGCAAGGTAATGTTGCGCAGCCGCAAACACCTTTTGATATGTTGGTGGCTTATGCTGAAAAAGATAGTGCCAAACAAGAGGTTAGCCTTAAAAGCCTCAAAAAATCAGAGATAGATAAGATAATGTCTGCGTTTAAGAAGTGCAGGGACGTTGCCAATAGTTATTATAAATCAACGATTCAGCCAAAGTTAAAAGAGCGTGAAAGGTCGTATTTAGCATCCGAAGAATACTATAGAAAGCTGTTCCCGGCACTGTCGGAAACAAGTAATTTTTGCAGTAGGGACATTAAGACCACTGTTAAGTGGATGATCCCAAGCCTGTGTGAACCGTTTCTTGGTGGTGATGATCCGGTTGATATTAAAGGCGTTAATGCTAATGATGATGATAAGGCAACTAAGATACAGCAACTTTTGAAGTATCAGCTGCAGCGAAAAAACAGTTATCCTACCTTTATTGATGCTGTTTGGACTGATGCTATTAAGCTTAATCATGCAGTTGCTAAAGTATATTGGGATCGCAAAGAGGATCGTGAGCGGTACAAGATTATGATCAGTGCTGTTAATGATTTTGCTATTATCGCTATCTTGAATACAGAAGCTGATAAGGGATCTATTGAGATAATAAGTCAGGAGCCGGTTAAAGACGCGCCTGATTTATCCATTATTGTTTTTGAGAAGATCATTGTAAAGGCCAATCATCCGGTTGTGCAGTATATGTCGCCGTCTGAATTAAGATATACGCCTGATAATAATACCGTGCAGAATGCAAAGTTTAAAGCACATCGTAAAATTGTTAATGGCGATTACCTGAAACGTAAGGAGCAAGAGGGTATTTACGAGAATGTTGATAAAGCTATGGAAGATTTTAGCGGTGATACTTCTTATGATACTTACGAAACGGACAAGAATAAGGAACTGAATAATATCGATAGCCGTCTTACTGATAATGATAATGCCAGCAAGCAGTTTGAATTGTATGAGGGTTATTTACAGGTTGATTTTAATAATGATGGTATTTATGAGGACTTGATCGTACATGCTATTGGTGATGTGCCTATTAGGATTGTCACTAATGATATTGGAATTTCTCCGTTTTTCGTTACTGGTGCAGAGGTAAGCCCTAATACGGCATTCAATGAAAATGAATCGTTTACGGATAACTTAATTCAGCAGCAGGATCTGAAAACTGCTGTGTTTAGGCAGATCATTACGAATGTCGCAAAAAATAATCGTCCTCGTACTTTTTTAGATATGAAATCTAATATAGATATTGACGCTATGATTGATGGTGACGAGTTTGTGTTTACGGACGGGCCGCCAAGAGAGTCGGTGTATGAGGGGAATCAATTACCGATAAGTCCGTTATCAATGAGCGTAATTGAGTATGCACAGAATGAGATCGAAGCTCAGAGTGGCAGTACAAGGTATAATCAGGGATTGGATAGTAACAGTTTAAATAAGACTGCTACGGGCATAACTGCCATTATGGGCAGCGCCGAAAAGCGTATGAAGCATATGGCAAGAATGTTTGCTGAGAATTTCTTGATACCGCTTTTTAAATATTTAATCCTTCTTAATCAAAAGTATCTAGATCAGGAGCAGATATTTCGTCTTGCGGATGAGAATATTGTCATTGATAAGTCAGAGTTGGATATTGACTATGATTTGATTATCAATGTTGGTTTAGGGGCAGGGACGAGGGAAGCGCAGATCCAATATTTGATGATTTTGATAAATCAAATTTACCCGCAGTTGCAGGCGGCCGGCTTGGTAACTCCTGAAAGCTGGTACGAAATAGTTAAGGACTTGCTTGAAAAAATGGGAATCAGGAATGTTTCTAATTATTTACTTGACCCGAGCAGCAAGGAAGCAAAAGCACTTCAGGAGCAGCAACAGCAGGCACAGAAACGAGCGAAGGAAGAAGAAATGCAGTTGCTGCAGGCAAAAGCTGAATTGGAGCTTTCAAAAGCACGGCAGCCACGTATTACAGTTAACTTTGATGATTTGCCACCGGCTGCACAAGTACAATATTTAAAATCACAGGGGATCAATATTGAAATCAATGATGTTCTGTCAAAGGAGTTAATGGAGTATGTTAAGAAGAATAAGGGCACCAGAGTTTCGGCGTCGCAAAATCTACTCCCCTGAAGAAATAGAACGCCTGAGGGAAAGCAAAAAAGTACAGATTGCTGAGTTAGCAAAAGATGTGTCGTTAGGTGCAAAAGCTTCTGTGGCCAAAGAGGTTGTTGGTGCTTTTTTGGATACAGTAGAAGATGATGTACTGGAAGCGTTGCTTAATAGTGATGCTGATCCGCAGGCAGTGAAGCTTTATTATCAGGCGGCTACGAAGTTTGCCGATATGTTAAACGGGTTTATTAGTACTGGCGAGAAGCGGAAAACCAAAATTAGCAGATTACTTGAGGAACTGAAAAAGAATAACAGGAGGAGTGACTAAGAATGTTTTTGGATAAGTTTTTTTATGATGCAGATGGTACGGAAGCAGGCGGTGGTAGCGTTTCTGCGTCGGCTGGAAGTGCGATTTCTACTGCTGCGGCTACAGGTAATGATACCGGTAGCACTACTTCTGCTGCTGGCATAGAAAATGCAGCGGCTATCACACACGATGCGGGGCAAGGTGAAGGCAGTAAAGGGATAGTCAGCGGCGGGGTAAAGTTGGTTATTGATCCGAACGGAAAGCGCAGAGTTGTTACGGTTGCTGCAGAGGCGCAAAGTCAGGCTGAGGTTGCTGCTAAAACGCCGGCAGCGACAACGGGTGCTAATGCGCCACAGCTTGTAGTAGCACCACAGCAGAATGGTACTGTATTGCCAGGGCTGGTACAACCACAAGCACAGATTACAGATAACAACAATGCTGCGGCAGGTATTATTAGTGACGTTTTGGTTAATGCCAATGGCGGTGAAGCAGCCTATTCGTCGGAGGAGCTTTTACTGGCGATACAGTTAAACCAAGTTGATGAGCGGCGTGTCCCGGAGGCTTATAGATCACAATATGCTGCGTTTAAAGCTAGTAGTGAGGATAAAGTGCAGTCAACGCAAAGTGATGTATCTAAAAATTCAGATGTTGCTGCTGCAGAGTTTTATACTAAGGTCAATGGACTTGCTCGTCAGATGGCTATGCAGGAGTTAGGTATTACAGAAGATGACATTGCTGCAGCAGAATATGCCGATGATAAGTTGTTGAAAGATAAGGTCGATAATTTTAATGCGGCGGTGGATTTTAACCGCAATAAAATATTTGCTGATGTGCAGATGCAGCGGGCTAAAAGTGTTGAGGAAGCCGAACGTGCAAAGTTTGAACATGACAGTATATATAACGAGATTAAAAACTATACTCTGCAAGTGCAGCAATCAGAACCTAATTTTAAAGCTATTGATGTACTGATGGAAACACGGTACATGAATTTGCCTTATGAGCAGGCAAAAACTATTGAACCTGTATTAATGGCGTTAAAAAACCATACTATTAAACGAGAACAGTTGCCGATTTTGCAAAAATATTATGATGATACAAGGCTTGAATATTACGCTAAGTTAAATGGGGCCGGACGTATACCTACGCCGGTAGCAAAGCCGCCAGTGCTAGAAACGCCTGGAACAGGTTCAGATATGCCGGATGTCAAGGCTGATTTCAGTAAACTTCGCAATATGAACCGCAGAGAAAAACAGGCTTATTTGAGCCAATATTTAGGTAAAAGAACAAAATAACAGGAACACTGGTTAAACGCTGGTGTTCTTTTTATTTATAAAAAATTTATCAAAGAGGTGATTTTTATGGCAGTTGTCCGTGACGCAGGGCCGAGCGCGTCTCAGTCTGCGACTTATGACGCATTTGGTAATGATGAAGATTTTTCCCCTATTATTACTAATATCGATCCTGACAAAACTCCGTTCCTGTCTAATTTGGCAGAGGACGACGACGCAGTGGAAACGAAATTCAGCTGGATTACAGAGGGATTGCGTCCGCCGCAAATGAATGCACATCTTGAAAAAGAAGATTATACTACCGGCAAGGTTGGCAGTATGCGTTCCTTGGACAATAACGTCCAGGTATTTTTCAATTCAGGTTATGTGACTGACATGCAGCGTAAGACTCGTAAAATTTACAAACAGCAGGATGAATTTGACCGTCAGAAAACCAAAGCTTTTTTTGAACATGCTCGTGATATTGAGTATGCACTCGTAAATGGCGATACGAAGCGTGATGGTACTGCTTCCGTTGCGGCTTTGACTGGCGGTGTTCCGTACTTTTTGAAAAGTGCTACTGTATCTTGCACTTTGGAAACTGGTGGTAGCCCTGAAGCACCGACCGGAGTGTTTTCTACCGATGATGTTAAACACGAACTGGAAACAGGTGACTTTGTGTATTTTAACGCTACAACAATGCCGGCGGGGCTCGTGAAGGATACCATTTATTATGTTCGCCTTGATGCGGCAGCGCCTGAAAAGAAATTTACTCTTTTTCATAGCATGAAAGGTGCTATTGAGAATATCGTCGCAGATCAGGTTATTCCCACTACTGCAGGGACTGGTGTGGTCATTGAAAAAAATAACGTAACTGATTTGGGTGGAACAAAGGACTATACCGTAGATGATATTAACGCTGTAATGCAGATGTGTTATTATCGTGGTGGTAATCCCTCTAAACTTTGGATGTCACCGAAGAATAAAAAGCGTTTTTCTGGGTTGGTAACAGCACTTGCTACCACAAATCGTAAATCCGGCGATAAAAAGATGAATATTGTTGCTGATACTTTGGAAACTGATTTTGGCATGGTTACTGCGCAGCCGCATTTGTGGTATCCCAACAATCGTATTGACGCTATGGACGAGGAATATTTTGCACTGAAATGGTTTGATCGTACTCACGAAGTTGCGAACCTTGCTAAAAAGGGTAACTATTCCGAGTTTGTCATTGAAGGGTCTATTGGTTTGAAAGGCACTCAGCCACATGCAAGCGGTTCTATTTTGAACATTAAATATTAATTGTAGTTTTATTATTGAAAACAGCACACAGGCTATATACCTAGCATGTGTGCTGTTTTTTGCTTAAAAGGGGGATTTTATGGGTTCGATCATAAAACAGGAATTAAACAGTCTGAATGATGGTAAAGGGACTGTGCATTTGAAAACTACTGTAGAGATGGATAGTGCTATCGCAATGGCGAAAGCAGCTACAGAGCTTTCTGGCGGACGTGTTGGACACGGCAGCGGCGAGATGCGGGTAATGGGATTTATTCCACCTGAATTATGGACTTATGATCCGCTTTTATTGAAGGCTCGTGAAGCTAAACGACATGGCGACATAGGTCAATATACTCATTATGTAAGAATGTTTTTTAAGCTTAACCCGCAACTTAGTCCCGTTGTCGATAAGAAACTTTTTACAGTGAGGTGACTGGTTATGATTGATGTATCTGCTTTAGTAAGGAAGATTCGGTTTAAACAGAAAGATTTAGATGAAATTAAGTATAGCGATTACGAGATTTTACAGGCGATCAACGAAGCTTTGTCTTATTTAAACCAAAGCATGGCTTTGGGTAATAGCGAGTATTTAGAGAAGGACAAGGAATATATTTTTGATGATGATGCATGTATAAAGGGACTTAGGTTGCCATATGATTTTATGACATTAATAAGCGTTACAAGGGTTAGGGATGGGTATAAGATGCATCCTGTAGCGGCAGGGTGTAATCCTGATTATGGCGAGTATAAGATTTTTGCTAGTAAGCTGTATTGCAGAGAAAAAGAAGTGAAGGTTGCTTACAGAGCTGTTTTGACCGATGTTGAAAATATTAATGAGGATATTGCACTGCCGGAGTTTATGTCAGATGGTTTGGTAAATTTGTCGATAATGGTGATGAATAATCAGTCGACCACTGTTTTGACAGAGGCTAGTGAAGGCCTGATTAAGAGTGTTACACCGCTGCGAAAGTATGCTAATGCACGTGGGAGAATGCCATTTAAGTGTTAAGGACGGTGATTAAATTATGATGGCTCGTGAAGCTATACAGGAAATACGAAATAAAACCAACGATCGCGAAGGTATTGGTGACTTAGATAATGATGAAATATTATCATATCTGAATGAGGCTATTGTTTTTTTAAGTGCGTTTTTTATAAGCGCAGGGAATCCTTTGTCTATTAAAGAGATTGATATTGCCGATGGCGATACACTACCAGCTGATTTTACTAAAACTGCTGGCACATTCCCCATGAAAATTACAGGCAGAAAAGTTGCTCTGTTTAATAGAAAAAAAACGTTGAAAGTAAGATATTTTGCTGAGATTTTACCTCTGAAAACAGAAGATGATATTATGCCTTTTGAAATGCAGTCTTTAAATATGGTGCTGATCAAACTGGCAGTGATTTATGTTTTTAACCAACAGAGGTTTAATGTGCAGCAGGATCAGGCAATTACTACGGAATTGATGAATATTATAAACACTGCGTTGGGGCATAGTGCGTAGGTGGTGACTTTATGAGTGATAATAATGGTATTCAAACAATTATTGAGCTTTTGAAAAATATTCCAAACAGCGTTGATGGTGACGGAAAACGGTTTGCTGCAGCTATTAAAAAAGTGTTGTCTATGTATGGGCTTAGTACCGAGCGCCAGATCGAAGATATGAAACCTGGTTCAGGTACTGAGCAGGTAACAGGGGTAACACTTTTAGAAATGAATACCACAGATGGAAACGGTATGCCGAAAAATAATATTGAGGTATCGTTTAGTAGTTCTGCTGTGACAGATTATGCATCTGCGCAGATATGGATTACGCAGGGAAGTGTTGACAATATTGACGATTTTAGGCAGGTGGGTACTACCAACGGTTTGAAGTATGTTGTCGAGAACGTGAGTGCTGGAACGATGTATTTTGTAAAGGTTGTGGCTGTTAATTCCAGCGGTGGTAGCAGTAGTTTTGAAGAGGCTCCACAGGCTTCGATAGAGATTAGAGGCAGTGCGCTTGTACCGACAGTTCCCCGGCAGTTTGTTTTAACATGGGATGAGGAAGGCCCGTTATGGGAGTGGCTGCACGAGGATAACGGTTATGTTGATTTCTTTGAGTTGAGGCTTGACGGTAATGCAGGTGTTTACGGCGACAAGCTGCTTGATCGTACTAGAGATTTTAAATCAAGAGCTAACCCGAAAACAAGAAGCGGGACAGCGTATTTGTTTGTACGTAATATTTTTGGTACATATAGTCAGCCTGCAGTACATCAATTTGGAAAACCTTTGGGCAGCAAGCCATTGCCTCCTGTTTTATCACCGCTGCTTTCGGGTGTAAATATTAAAATGGAGCCAATGCTGGAAGGGTATGCGAGCTATAAGTTGATCATTAACGACGATAATTTTACCAGTAAGAATAATGAGTTTGTTTATTTTATATTTAGCGGCAAGATAACGGTCAAATATTGTTTTGTTGATGATATTGGTGACGGCGAGTACAGCGAAGAAGTTACTGCTGATGTTAAGCAGCTGATCAGTGCGGGTGATATTGCCGATGGTGCTGTAGGCGAAACTCAGATTGCCGCTAATGCTGTGACTGCTGGTAAGATACAGGCTAATGCTGTTACGGCAGATAAGATAGAAGCCGGTGCGATTACTGCGGATAAGATACATTCGGATGCTATTACTGCAGATAAGATAGAAGCTGGTGCTATTACGGCAACTAAAATACATTCCGGAAGTATTATTGGGGATCATATTAGTGCAGGTGCTGTGACGACGGAGAAACTTGCGGCGGCGAATATTGATCTGCTGGGAGCTCTGGCAATTGTAGGTGGTGCTGTGAGGCTTGATGAGAATGGGCTGATTTGTGCAATGGCAAATGGTGATTATACGTTGTTCGATGAAAGAGGTATTACTTATATTGATTCGGCAGGAAACAGCTATGCGCAAACATGGAGAATGTGCATAGGTACAGCAAAACATGGGCAAACAGTATCATTTTCAAAACCGTGGGACAGTACGCCGTCTGTATTATGTTTGCCAAGTACAATGCAAGTTAATGAAGCTAATTATGCACAAAGTAATGTATTTTTGGTTTGTAATGCTTACGATGTCAATAAAGAAGGATTTAAAGTTAATTGTTATACAAAGCTTGGTGCTGGAAGTAGCACTACCGGCGCAGGGTTTAGTGTATCGGAATCTGCCTTTTCAGTTTATCCCACCGGCAGTGGCGATACAGATTATGTATATGAAAGAGATCTATCAGCACCTTCTGGCAGCACTAGTATTAATGCTGTTTTTAATTTTTCAATGGTTATACCTACGCACCATGGCGGGGATACAGATTGGTCAAGTTATAGGCATTATCTTTACCTATACATGTATTTGATTGTAAATGACGAGGTTGTTCAGTCAAAATCAGAAAATCCTTGGCAGTACGGCGGCTTTACACATACTACAATGTGGACGGCTTCTGCCAATTATGCGGCAGGATCCAAAGTTAAAGTAAAAGTTTATACATATTATCGAGTTCAGCATGTTTCGTATGGGCACTCAATCGGTAGGACTATTTTTAGTGTTAATCCTATTTCCTATACGGCAGATAATGAGATGGTTATATCGACAGGAGTTGCAACATTTATTGCAGTAAAGAATGCGGATTTTGGTTATTCTGTTTCTGAGTGAGGAGAGAGAAATGGAAGAAAAAAAGCTTGTTGAAGCAGTTGAAGAATATATGAATAGTAAAGTCCGGGAGCGGGGATATTACAATATGTTGACGGCTCAAAGCTATGCTGGGGACGAGGATTACGTTTTTAATAAAGAAGGTACTGCTGCACGTCAATGGCGTTCAAGGGTATATCGTCAGATGTATTCTATGATTGCTGATGTGAAGAGCGGCAAGAGAATAAGTTTAACGGCCGAGGATGTTATAAAGTCGTTACCGACTTTGGAATGGTGAGGTGAGAAGATGCAAATAGATTTTGAAGTTGAAGGGCAGCGACTTATTTTAACAAGTGAATCATATATTGTAGCAGACAGCCTTAATTTTATAAAAATCAAGGCTGTTTTTTCTTCGGACTGGGATTGCTTGACTAAGTTTGCTGTTTTTAATCGTGATTCTAATACCTATGAGATTTTGCTGGATGCAGAAAACAGCTGCATTATTCCATGTGAATGTGTTGCTGAAGAAGGCGAGTTTTATATTTCTTTTATAGGAATAAACGATGCCGGCAGGACTATTATTGCTACTACTAAGGAAAAAACACTGGTAGTAAAAGGGAACGAATTTTCTGATCGTATTGGCAGTGGCGAGATGCGTCTTACTTTGACTTATTTAGGTGAAGTGTTGGCTAAAGTGAAAGAGGGGATAACAGCGTCTGATGATGCCAAAGCACATAAGGAAGCCGCTGCGAAAAGTGCTGACGCCGCTAAAATGAGCGAAACTACTGCTAAAACAGCTTCAGAGAGCGCAGAAAAAAGTGCTGCTGCAGCGGCAGAGAGTGCGAAGCAGTCAGAGGCTAGTGCCAAAGGCGTTGCTGAAGCAGAAAGTAATGCGAAAAAATATGCTGATGAGGCTAAAAAGCAGGCTGAGACGGCTGCTGCATCTGCTACAGCGGCAGGTGATAGTGAAGCGCTGGCTACAGAAAGTGCCAATGCAGCGGACAATAGCGAGAAAACGGCTACAGCGGCTAAAGATATGGCTATTGAAGCCGCTAAGAGTTCGCTTGTAGCTGCGACCAGCGCTGATGAAAGTGCAAAAGCAGCTGCGGCCAGTGCAAAAGGAATTGGGGAAGCTGAACAGAGGGCGGCAACCAGTGCAAAAGCTGCATCTGATAGTGCCGAAGCTGCGGCTTCTTCTGCGACAGCTGCAGCTGGATCTGAAAGTAAAGTAAACAGGGATAAACTGGCGGCTGAAACAGCGGCGAACGCTGCAAGTGCATCTGAAACCAAAGCCGGTCAATCAGCGGAGAATGCTGCTAATTCGGAAAAAGCTGCAAGCGAAAGTGCGGATGCGGCCGTACAGGCTGAAACAGCGGCAGCAGAGAGTGCAAAGCAGTCAGCGGTTAGTGCTGAAAATGCTGATACTGCTAAAACGCAGGCCGCAGTAAGTGCTTCTAAGGCCCAAGCGTCGGAAACGGCGGCGGGTGCTTCGGCTGTAAATGCAAAAACTTCTGAAACGAATAGTGCTGCCAGTTCACTAGCAGCGGCAGAAGCAAGTTCAGCATCGGCGGCATCTGTTAGTGCTGTTGAAGCAGCTAAATCTGCCGCCGCTACTAGTGCAGCTAATGCTAAAGCTAGTGAGAGTAATGCGGCAAACTCGGCAACGGCAGCTGACACTTCAGCGAATAATGCCAGCGTTTCGGCGGCCGCTGCGGTTGAATCTAAAATAGCGGCAGCTGAGAGTGAGAATAATGCTAATACTTTTAAAAATCTTGCCCAGGAATCCGCGACTACTGCGGCCGGTAGTGCAAGCACGGCAACTTCGGAGGCAAATCGTGCTAAAGCGGAGGCCGACAGAGCTGTAGAAGCGGCAGAACAGGCTGCTGCTGGCGGGGTAAGAAAAGTTAATGGCATTAGCCCTGATGCAGAGGGCAATGTTAATGTTCCGGAATACGAACACCCTAGCAGCGGCGTTACGGCTGGCACTTATAGGTCAGTCACTGTAAATGCACAAGGCCATATTATTGGGGGATCAAATCCGAATACTTTAGCTGGCTATGGAATTACTGACGCGAAGATAACTGGCGGTGTGATTACTTTAGGTGGGGATACAATTACCCCACTGACTGCCGGTAGTGCGATTGATGCATCTAAATTGACGGGCGTGGTAAAAATTGAGAACTTGCCACCTACGGTTATTGAACGCATTAAAACGGTGGAAGATGATGCGGCACGCTTCGCCCTGACTACAGCGATAGTGCAGAATGGCGATTCGGTTAAGGTTGTAGAAACAAACTTAATGTATTATGTGAAAGATGATACAAAGCTTGGATCAGAGGACGGTTACGAAGTATATACGGCTGGGGCAGCAGCTTCCGTTCCGTGGTCAGGGGTAACTGATCTGCCTGCTACGTTTGCTCCATCGGCGCATAATCACAAGGGCAGCGAGATTACGCTGACAGGATATATAAAAGCGGAAACGGCGACGGAGATTAAAGATACTGATAATCTTAATGTTGCAGTTGGCAAACTGGAGAAGATGATTGAAGGAAAGCAGGCGACAGGAGATTATGCTTTGTCGGATCATAGCCATGATGTAATGATTGGCGCCGGCGCTTCGGCTACTGGTACTGCCGGGTTTGTACCTGCACCAGCGGCGGGGAAACAGGATAGTTTCTTGAAAGGTGACGGGACTTGGCAGTATCCGCCAAACAATAAGGTGACACAAACAGTTGTGAGTGATAATGCGGAATACCCGTTGCTTTTAGCGATCAGGGCTAATCAAACGGCCAATACTACAGACGAAGTTTGTTTTGCTATAAGTGCCAAGTTTAATCCGGCAACAAAAACGCTTACTTTAGATAAATTTAAGGGTGCGCTGATTGGTAATGCTGATAGTTCGACAAAAGCAGAACAAGACAGCGATGGAAACAATATTATAACAACTTACTCTACGAAAACAGAGTTAGCTGAAAAAGCAAATAAGGCTACGACGTTGGCAGGTTATGGTATTACTGACGCTAAGATTTTAAACGGCGAGATTAGTTTAGGTGGAAACAAAATCAAACCCCTGACGCAGCATCAGGATTTATCTGCTTATGCCAAGCTTGCCAGCCCGAATTTTACAGAGATACCTACGGCACCGACGGCCGTTGCAGGGACGAATACGCATCAGCTGGCCAATACGGCTTTTGTGCAGCAGGAGTTGAAAAATTATGTAAAAACTACAACTGAAAATACTTTTTCCAATAAGAATACTTTTGAAAAAACTATTACAACTATTTCTGATTTTCAGACATACGAAGAAGTAACGGATGATAAGACACTAACAGCTGATTCGGCAAATTGGCAAATAGTAACTTTGGCAAAAGATATAACATTGACTATAGATAACAGCAATATGGTTTTAGGAAAAATTAAGGTTTATCAAGTTCAGGTTACTACGGGTATTGTTGCTGCAGTCAATGGATATAAGTTAAAGATAGCTACTAATGCTGGTTTAATTGCTTCACCTATTTTTTATCCAAATGGAGAAATACCAATATTGCAGGAGCAGCAAGGTTTATTGCTGACTATAACTGTTACATCTGATTTAATGCATGGTATTTTCTGCTATGTCGGGACAGTTTGCGATGGCTTGGAGGGTTAAAAATGGGCTTTGCAAGTAGGGCTTTATCGGCTACTATGGTTAGAAAAAAGGAAATGCGCACAGTAAAAATTAACCAGCCGGCTAATGGTAGTATCTCAGCATTGTATAATGGGGTTACATATAAATCTAGCTTTGATGTTCCTGATGGAGCGGAAGTATCCTTTAGCTGTACGCCTAACAGCGGGTATCAGTTTGTTACATTTACGACTGCATATGAGACCCTTTTTAAAAGCATTAATTTGCAGCAAGAAGACACAGGCAATGAAGCTTTTATTCAATTAACTATTCCAGATGGCGTAAATATCATTAAGGCAGAAATAACTCCTGTTACGCCTAATACTATGTCAGCTTCTGCTAGAGCTCCAGAACCATCAACCACAGGTATTTATATGGTTAACATAGCGAACAATATTGCTTGGCTAAATTCTGATAGCAGTAGCGTTACTACTGTATCTGGATATATACAAGTAACACCTCTCAAGATATATAATTTAAAAGTCTTTGCGTTGGCAGATGGCAAGACAGTTCAGGATTTTAAAGCAAACTTCTACTGCGGCACCGACTGCGAGAATAAAACGCCAGGTGTAAACGATTCAGAACACAGCGGAGGTGTCAATTGATGGCAGGAGAAATTAATGCGGTACTAACAAGCAACCCGATGACTTGTCTATTAGGGGCTAATACTACAATTGGCGTAGAGTTAGTATTGATAGAAGGGACCTTATTACCCAGCGGGGAATCTTTTACAGTTCCGGCTAATGTGAACTATGTTTCGATTTGTGCGCTTTATGAGGAATGGATTGAAGGCAGCGGGAAAAGCAGCGGTTATACTGATTATGGCTGCGCTGTAAAGAGAGTTGCCGTGACGCCGGGGATAACTTATGTCGGGCTTAAGAAATACACTGGCAGAAATAATGGCTACACCTATTATGCTGGGTTTTGTACGTATTATAACCATCCGAAGCTGGGAATGATACCATCTGCCAATAAAAGCACTTACTATAGGATTTATGTAGACGACGGCATTGGGACAGTGTATATAGATTCCAGTGTTCGCAGCAGATATAACAGTTTGACTGGAGGGAGCTTGCCTGTATGAGTAGTGAATTGGAGAAGAAAATCAATGAAGCTATCAGAATCTTGACTGCTAATGAGTGTGCAGAAGGATTTTCGGTACGTTTCAGCGGCGGTAAAGACAGCTGTGTTTTGAAACATCTTATTAGTAGGACCGGCTGCGTGGCTAAATATTATTACTTGGAAACTACACTTGAAAGTGATATGATGGCAAATTTTATCAAAGATAAACATCCGGAAGTGGAATGGATACATCCTGAAAAATCTGTATGTGATCTGATCAGAGAATATAAAATGATGCCTACGTTGTATAACCGTTTTTGTTGTAAGCATATCCGCAGGGGCGTTGATAGCCGGCTTACTGATGAACAGCAATGTACTGTGCTTGGAAAAAGGCAAAGCGATATTATGCTTGATAGAAAAAAGCTTGAACCGTTGCAGATTAAAGAGAATGGACATAAAGTTATCAATCCCTTATATAACTGGACAGATACAGATATTTGGGAATATATCAATGAAAATAATATCGAACTTCCTGGAACATATGCTATCTATGGAAAATCTTTTAATTGCGCATTATGTATTATGTACTATGTTGAAACTAAGGAACAGCTGGTACAAGCTCATCCTGAAATTGCGGAACGGCTTAAAAGCGCTTGTTTTTATGCTTGGGAAAATAACGAACTTTTGCACGAGAACTTTCCTGCGCCGGATGATTACTGGAACTGGTTTTTGAATTACGATATAAAAACCGAAAAGAAAAAAATGTTGCAGTGAGAATTGGAGATTTATATGGGATTTGCAAGCAGAGGGTTGACAGCAACTGCATGTTTATGTGGTGCAGGTGAGGGAATGCTTGTTGGTATTAATGATGATTTTGACTTGGGTTTTAATGCAGAGGTTCTAATACCAATGGGTGATTTTAGATTAAAAACAGAACAGCCGATAATAAGTGGCGGCGGTCCCGGTGGTGTTTATGAACTGGAAAATCTTTATGTGCAGGGAGACAAAACATCTCTTTATGTATCAATGAGAAAGATAACACCAGCAATGAAGGGTTATACGCTTAATGTTACTGTAAAATTTGCTGATCTGCCAAATATTATTTTTTCAAAGGATATTAAGCCATCTTTTACTGGTGTAGCGTGTGTAGTTAAGCTACTGCTGTCTGATTATACTTTATATAATTATCTGCAGACAAAAATAGGTAAATGGATACCGGTTACGGTAACTGTTATCAATAATGGGCAGGGGTCGGGTAATTAAAAACTATTATAATTGCAGTGAAGAAGGTGATATAAATGCCAATTGAACGCAGTGAGCAACTGACTACTATTAGTTTTAGCGATTTTACAGGCGGCATGAATACGGCGCAGCCGGGATCACAAATTGCCGAGAACGAAGCGCAGCTTATTGAAAATTACGAATATGATTATAATCGTCTGCGTACTCGCGGCGGCTTGTCGGCTCCGCTCATTACTTTAGAAGGTGATGAGATTGAGAGCTTTTTTTATGATCAGATGACTAACGGTTATCTGATTTTTGGTAAAACACCGGAAGTTGAGAAGCAGACAGCAAAGATTTATTTTGCTGATATTACCAGCGGAGTAAAGGATGTTGGTACTCTTACTGGCAGATCGCGCCCGGTGTGCTGTAAATTTGGTGGTGATATATTTATTGCCAGTGGCGGCAAACTACAGGTGTATGATTTTGAAACTTTGAAAATAATAGATGGAAGCTATCTTTGTGATAATGTTTTTGAACGCTATGGTAAGCTTGTTACAACTATGGCCGGTGATGATAATTTGCGTTATTCATCTGTTGGTGATGCCAAAAGCGAAGAGGCGTGGGTAGAAAAAGTAAAAGATGACAGTAGTGCAAAATGGCTGGAAGTTGGGTACAAGGATGATGGCGATATTATAACCTGTCTGCCGATGGCCAATGATATTATTGTCTTTAAGGATAACGGAATGATATACAGTGTCAGCGGTGAATACCCTGCATGGAATGTTTCACTTTTGGGACAGAAAAGCGATGCAGAACGTGTGCGTCAATCTATCGTTACAGTTGGAAGCAGTATTGCTTTTATAACAAAGGCTGGTATTAGAAGCTTGGACGCAGTACAGGTGTATGGCAACTTCCAGATAAATGAAATTGGGTACAAGATCAATAAAGCTATTGCAGCAGATGTACATACGCCTTTATGCTGGAATTTAATAAGAAAAAGACAGCTTGTTATCTCTCCTAATATTGAGAGCCGTAACAAGCTGTTTGTTTATCAATATAATATGACTGCTGGATATGTTCTTACCTTCCCAGAGCCCATTTTAGATATGGCAGATACCACAGATGGCGTAGTGCTGGCTATTGGTAATCGCTTGCACAGATGGAGTTTTGAGTTCGATACCGATAATGGTTTGCCTATCGAAACAAAAGTGATGACTCGGCAGGTATTAACGGGGAATAATATCATTACAAGACGCTTTGATGTGTTTGTGGAAAGCAATAAGGAAGGTAATTTGGAGATTGATCTTTTAGGGAAAACGGTTAAGTATTCGGTACAGGATAAGCGGCGAATAAAGCATTTTTATTCGCAGTCAAGAGGGTTTGAGTTATGTATCAGGTGTGATACACCGCATATTTTAAACTATTTGCGGTTATATGCTATGGAAGTTTAGGAATCAGTAAAGAGGTGAGCAGCCATGCCGACATCAAGGACACTTGCAGAGTGGATTGAGGTTTATGAAAAGAAAACAGGGGATAAATTCAGTGTTCCGAAAGGTTATGGACTTAGCTATTTAGCGGAGCGTGGATTTGCGCAGATGAGGCTTGATTATAAAACAAAGATGATAGTTATTTATCAGGTTTGCGGCGACGGTAAGTTTTGGAGAGATTATGCCGAATTGTATGCTGCCGGTATAGGATTTGAGTGTGTTGCTACAATGTGTACCAGGTCGATAAAGCCTTATATTAGGGCTTTTGGTTGGAAAATTGAAAGGGAATATCATTGTATAAGCAGTGAAAGTAATCCAGGTAAAGTAGAGAGCAGATATTTGTGTCGTGATGGGTTGGGGCGCCCGATCGTCATTACCCTTTGTGGATATGAAGACGACGGTAGGGAAGATTATTGGGTGACACATTACCTTAATACGAAGGAAGCTCCAAAGCTGGAAGTAAACCCTGATGCGTTTATAATAAATTCAAATTTTGAAAAAGGCGGTGATGATAGTGTGGCATCTGATTTTACAGCTTCACAAAAAGGGCAGTAGCAGTACTACTGTCCAAAGTTACCAGCCAACGCAGTATGAGCTGGAGTTACAGAAAATATCTGCAGATTATGCGAATGCAATTAAGGATAATGCCTTGAAATTGAATAATTCTGGGGCAAATTTGTATTTTGACAGTTTGGCTGATACTAAGGTGGACTACAATAAGTTGCTTAATGAGGCACAAGGTCAAATTGGTGCTGCACAGCAGGGTGTTGCTGGACTGACGCAGGGAATTTTGCCGGAAGAATATCAGAAGAATATGGAAAATTCTATAAAAGCTGGCGTACAAAGCAGTGTCGGCAGTATGGTAAATGATCTGGGCGGACGTGGCGTACTGAACAGCAGTGTTACAAATACACAGCTACAGGGTATTAACGATGCTGCGGCAAATGCAATGGCAGAGCAGTACACTAACAATATTGGCACTCTTAATGGTTTGTATGGGCAGCAGGCGGGCTTGGCCGGACAGAATATTACTACTGCGGCAGGCGCCCAGGAGGCTGCGACGAACCCTGGCAAAGCGGCTTGGGAAATGTCGATGGGGCTTAATGGCAGTACTTTAGGCGCTCTTAATGCAATGGGCGGGCAGGGTACAACGACTTCGACGCAAAAACAGAGTGGTGGCAGCGGGTTGCTTGGAGGCGTACTAGGCGGGCTGGCTGGCAACAGTGGGCTGTTTTGTTTTACTGAGAATACAAAAGTTAAAACCCCATATGGGGAAAGAAAGATCAGTGAGTTAAATGTTGGTGACAAGGTTGTAAGTTACAGTATTTTTGATGATTGCGATAGAGAAGAAACGGTTAGTGAAGTTATGAAGCCGCATTATAATGACGTTTATACCGTGGTGTGTGAAGATGGGCAGGGCAAAAAGCGCTGCGTAAACACTACGTTGTCGCAGCCGCTGCTGACCGCAGACGATTCTTTTGTCGTTGTAGGAGCAATGCCTATAGGAACCAAGTTAAAAGGTACAGGCAAGGTTGTGAGCGTTATTAGTAGCGGTGAGCGCAAGGTTTACGACCTGAAACTGACTGGCAGTAATGCTTATTACGCGGATGGTTTTATTGCCAAAGGCGGCAGCGATGAGTGGTAAATAAAAAAATCATCTGATATCAATTGATGTCAGATGATTGTATGTGATTGCAAAATACTTTTTGTTGTACTATAATGAATGCAAAGAGATAGCCTGATATTGGTGTGTCAGCTCTCTCCTGAAAAGTTATACTTGAAGAAAAGGCCGACTACCAATTAGTTGGTCTTTTGTCTTTTGTAAGCTTGCTTGTATAAATTCTTAGAAATGCCACTTGACTTTATATGTATTGGTATATATACTATAGATAAAGAACGGTATGTTCTTTAGTACGCTTCACGATGTGCGGCATAATCATCGTAATGATACAAATATGTTTAGCAATGTGCGCCATAAACATTGCAGTTACAATTACGCTTCACAATGTGCGCCGTAAACATTGTAATAAAACAAAAACCCCGAAAGGGGTTTTTGTTTTATACCGAGGTGTTTATGATTGAAAAAGGAATATATTTTGGTATAGAGGATATTTACGAATTGATAAGAAGCTTGGGCGGAGAATGGAATGATTCTAAAGAGCGCCCGATAGTATGCCTTATAAAATCTAATGAGCATGACTGTTTATATTGGGCAATACCTGTTGGTAATTGGGAGCACAGGGATGAAAAAGCTAAAAGCAGGATACAGGGCTATGTAAATTCTGATGAACGCAGTATAAGGTCTTGCTTCTACCATTTGGGGAAAACTACTGTTAAGTCAATATTTTTTATAAGCGATACTATACCGATAACAGATAAGTATGTTGACAGGGAATATTTAGGGTATAATTCTCAGATATATATTATTAAAAATCAAAAGTTGCTAAAGGAGCTTGAACGTAAGTTAAAACGCATACTTGCCTACGAAAAAGCAAATAAAAATTACTTTAGGCAACATATAACGGCTATAAAGGAATATCTTCTTGATGAGTTAAAAGTATAACTAAAAATTTAATAGTTTATTTAAAGCACTTGCTGATTTTTTGCGAGTGCTTTTTGTATGCCTAATTTTAAGTAAGGGCGGTGATTTAATGAGTTATGGAAAGTATGGTATGAAGAAAATATACGGTCAGCCAGATTTTAATAATATAGGCAGTGTTGCTTACAATGATCCGGCATTTGCTTTAGGTATGTTGCTTGCGCAGGGATACAACAAACAATATAATGATCGGGGCGTACGGAAGGCGCAGGAAGCCATGCAAGGCAGTTTGGGTGAAACAACTACGGCTGATGACAGGAATAAGGCTTTAGACGATTACATTGCTAATGGCGGTGGCATGGATTTTGACCTTGCTGCTGGTAATGAAATACTGAAAAAATATCAGGCTGGTATGGCACCGGAAGGTACTATTGGCATGAGTGCAGGGCAGTCTGAAGCGCCGAATACATTGTCTGCCGGTGGCAATACGATGAGCATTGATGAATTGTATAAGGGTATGCCTAGTGGTAAGGTTACTTCTGCTGCGGATCAGGAGAAAATAAGCGAACTGGCTAATATGTATGCGCAAATAAAAAATCCTGCTAATAATCCTGATTTTTCATCGGAGCAATGGGCGGCGGAGCAGCGGCTTAAACAAAGGGCGCTGGGACGGCCGGATTATCAGATCGATAAAGCTCTTGAGGCTATGTTGCCGCAGGCGCAGGATAAGGAGAAGCGAGCCAAACAGTCGTATGCCAATCAGTTGATGGGAATTTTAAGTAATTATAATCCTAAGAATGGTTATGACCCCGAGGCGATAAAAAATTTAGTTGAATTGGGCAGATATGATCCTACGGGTGCTGCTGTATATGCAAATAACATTGTTACCGGCGGCGACGAATATCGCAATAAAAATGTCATTGAAGGGCAGGAGCGTCAGTTTGCTTTTGGGCAAAAGGCTGCTGATAATCAACTTGAACGGGCGAAAAGTTTAGGTCAGTTTAATAGCGATTTGAAATCTGCTGAGATGCAAAGGGATATGCAGCAGAAGATTGCTCAAGTGCAGGCCGCTTTCCCTGGCGCCAGCCCTGACCAAATTTTGAGATATGTTTTAGGTGGTGGTAAAAGCGGTGTGCAAACCGGTCCGACAACGCAGCAGATCAACGCGGCAAAGACTTGGGTTACTGATCGACAAAATTGGTATAAAACACATAATGACGGTTTTGGTAAAATTACTGAGCCATATCCTTACGAAGCAGAAGCTGATAATGCAATGAGGTTCTTAACGGGGGTTTATGGTGGTGGTACTGTCGGAATGGACAATAACAGTGAAATGACGGCTATGCAGGGGTTTGTTGATAAATATAATGGGCTTCGGAAGGAAGATTTATCAAATGTTAATACGACGCTAGCAAATGATAAAGAACTTAAGGATTACCTAATGAAAAATCCTCAGATGATTGCAGCTTTTGAAGCGCAAACTGGTATACAATTACCGCGCAAAAAATAGAAAGGGTGGCTTTTATGACAGATATTGACTGGGCAAAATTAGGCGTACCCGCTTTTGATAACTCTGAAAGTGATATTGATTGGGATAATTTAAACAAGTCAACGATTATGGCCAGAGATGGGGAACAAGGCTTCGGCACAGCATTAAAAACAGGACTGGTTGGCGCAGCTGGTAATGCTGTTGGTATATTTGAACGGATGCTCAGTGCAGAAGCAAAACCAGCACATGTTAGTAATGAAGAATGGGAGCAACAGCAAAGTCCTATTCATAAATGGGTGCAAGATAAAGCACAGGGACTGGAAGATAGTAATCGTGTGCAGTTTGATCCTTGGAGTGGTAAGGCTATTGCACAGGGTGTCGCAGGTATTGTTCCTTATGCAGCTACTTTGGCACCGGCGGCAGCAATAGCTATGCGAAGTGGTAATGCAAATGCTTTGCGTTCTGCAGGTATGGGATTAGCAAGTAAAGCTGGACTTGGTGCAAAAGGGATTGAAATAGCTGGTGAAGCTACTCCTGCTATTGGTATTGGTGCTTTAGGTTCTTTTCCTGAAGCCCGAATGGAAGGTCAGGGAGCATATGAAGATGCTATTGCAGAAGGAAAGTCAGAGGAAGAAGCTGTACAAATAAAAAATGCAGTAACAGCTTGGAATGTTGCATTGTTAACAGGAACTAATTCTGCCGAATTGTTAACGACATTCGGTAATCTAAAATCGGTTTTACCCAAAAATACAGTTGCGAAAATCGCCGCTCGGCTCGCTGGAACAGGTGTTTCTGAAGGAGTTGAAGAAGGTGCGCAGGAGATTATACCTCAACACGTTAATGGCGATGATATTGATTGGGATAGAGTAGGACAGGCTACTGTTATTGGCGGGTTAGGCGGTATGCTTCTTGGCGGTGCAGGTATGGCCGCTAATCATTTCTTGGAAAGACAGTCTGGCGCAAACAGTATTATTGATGAGGTGAAGGATGAAGGTAATAAGGTCGTCCGTCCTATGCCGGTTGCGGAAGGTATTGAGGATGCTGATCTGAGTAAGTCAAATGCTGAACTGGTAAACGGTGTTAATGAGCTTAATACATGGGTTTACGAAAACTTTGGTAAGGACTTGATTGTGAGCGGCGGCGCACGCAGTAAGGAACGCAATGCTTCTGTTAATGGCGCTGAAAATTCGCACCATTTGTATGGTACTGCTATTGACGTGGACGCCTCTAACCTTACCGAAGAAGAATTGGCGGCTGTGCGTGAAAAAGCTAAAGAAATGGGCTTTAATGCAGATGGCGAAGATATGTATCACGATAAGGGCAGCGGTTATCATATGCATTTAAATCTTTCTGACGGCGCACATGTTGGCGCCTTGGGAAATAGCGGTGTGGTAAGGACAGAAAATATTGATGTAATGCGGCAATTTTTGAATGATAATCAGTATTTGTATGATGCGGATACGAATAATGCTATTGAGCAGGCCCTTGAAAGTAATGATCAGGCAGAAATGGCAGAATTATACAGCAGGCTTGCTGCAGAACAGAAAAACAGCAAAAAAGGTACAGATACTAGCACTGACGAAGAAAAAGCTAATATGGACGATTTTGAAGCACCGGAAAATATACAGGTAGAGCAGGAAGAAAGCATACCGCTTTTACAGACGAATTTTGGCAATTTGGTAAATAAGGTGCGTGCTGGGCAGGGTGAAAAACCTGCTTTTGTGAAGAATGATAAAATTCTTGCGGCGCAATCTGTGTTGGCAAAAAAACTTTCTCAAAACAGCACGATGGTAAACTTAGCTCGGAAGGCATTTGCTGGTGATAAGAGGGCAAGTCAGCTTTTTAAATCTTTACGACCGGACGCACAGGAAGTATTGACCAGATTGGTAAACGGAAACAATAGACCTGCAGGGCAGGGTGTTATTGAATTGCCGACTGTCGCTGCTAAACAACAGGTTGAGGCAGTTAGAAATAATGAAGCGGAACAGCTTGAGAAAAATGATATGCCGCAGCAAGTAACTCCTGTGGCAGAGAATGTTTTTGCTGCAGAGCCTGTGCCTGTTGCTGTTAAACCAGTGAATGCCATTGCTAAAAAAGGCAAAGCAGAAGCTCGGTATACGGCAAAAGGAGAAAAACTTATACCGCAGACAGCGGAACTGCGGGGAGATGAGATTACTGTCAGCAGTAAACCAAGCCCTAAGACAATGGCTCATGAATTATATACTTATGATCGCTTGCCGAACGGCAGTTATAATTTGAATGTAAGTGAAATAAAGAACGCTATCAAAGGTCATGGTAATCCTAATTGGGCATTATTTAAGCTGGTACAGAAGAAATACAGTGAAGCTTATACCAATACTGGGGAAAAGTATGACAGTTTAATTGCTGCTGATCCACTCAACAGTCGTATTATTGATAATCAGATCAGCGCAATCAAGAAGGCCGTTGCGGCTTATGATGAGAAACAAAATAGCACTCCGGGCAGCGGTGAGGAAGGCAGGCAAAGCCGTTTTGACAGTAAGCGTGCCGAGGGTGCGCTGGACAGCCTGATTGGACGCAAAGAACGGGATGCGAAGCCAGCAGAAGAAAAGAGCAAGAAATTTGTTGATGTATTTAACGAAGGGGAACTGGAAACCGAGCTTGCCAAGGCCAAAGCCGAGATAAATAAATTAAGCGCTAATCCGTTCTTTAATCCGGCGCTTATGAAGTCGCTGGTAAAAATAGGCGGCATTTATATGCAAAAGGGTGCAAACAATTTTGCCAATTGGTCGGTGCGCATGGCTGAAGCATTGGGCAATGAAGTAAAACCGTTCCTGAAAGCGGCGTGGAATACCTTGCAGGCATACCCGGAAGGGGTTAAATTTAACGATGATATTATGACTGCCGTTATGGAGTATGTAGGTAGCAGGGTTGATGACGGACATTCATTAGTTGCCATTCGCCAGGAGTTTGCAGATCAATATGGCAGCGAATATCTTGATTATGTGGACGCTGCTCATCATGGCATTTTGGAATATCCAACGGAAATAGAGGGCAAGCATGAAGTTGCTGATACTGCAAGTGAACAGGAAGAAGCGGACAATAAAAAAGCCGCCAGCATTGATGAAAACATTGCTAACGGTAAAGAGGCGATGCAGCGCGTTATTGATACTCACGAAGATGTTGAAAGCGCTATGTATCGTGATGATGTGGGCGATATTGATTTTGTGTGGGGCGAGGAAGGACGCGGCAGTAAGTTTAAGGGCGGTTATGGACTGGCGCATATTATTGCCAAGCGCGACGCCGAAAACGGCAGCGGCATAGCGACTGCGAATAAGCTTATTGAAGTTATTGCGAATGGAACAGATACAGAAAGACAAGAAAGCAAAAATGGTGATGGGGACGCTCGATTTAAAATACATTATGATGGCTACACAGCAGTTCTTTCATTAAAAGCAGATAGCAATAATACTTGGCTGTTAACAGGATGGGAAGACGGAGAAAGCAAAAAAGCAACGGTTAGTGCAAGTGGTGAGGGTTACGACTCTACCACTGCTACCACCGTTACGCCTACGCTTACTCGTCGTAACGGGGAAACCGCTGCTTTTGTTACTCCAAATATATCACAGGTAAAGGGAAATGTCAAAGACGATGCGCCGCAAGCAAAATTTAATGAGAACCAGGCGCTGAACGGTTTGGAAATAGAATTTAATGCAAAGCCGGATGCCGAGGTGCTTGATGGATTAAAAGCTGCCGGTTATCGCTGGTCGATGAAGAAAAAACTTTGGTATGCGAAAAAGAGCGATAAAGCTGTTGAGTTTGCTAAAAGTATTGGCTATGCACCGACAAAGGTGGTAGAATTAGGGCAGGAAGAAGTTTCAGGAAAGGCTGGTGCTGATTATGTGGGCGACCGTGGAGGATTACAAGGAATACCTGAAGGAGTGCGCGCCGAAGGAATACCGACAGCTGAAGAAGGAGAACCGTCTGGACGAAGTGGCGGAGCAGGCGATAGAGAGGGCGCAGCGGTATTACGAAGATATGATGGAAGTGTTGAAGGTGAAAAATCCAATTCCAGAAACCGAGGACGTGATAGAGATATACAGGCATCAACAGATGCTGGAAGCCCAGGCGAGGGAACTGACAAACGCCTACCTGTATCAGAGAGATTAAGGTCTGCACAGAAGAAAAAGGCCAAGGCCAGCGAAACGCCAGGTCATAATTTTCATATCACAGATGCCGATAATATTGGCAAGGGTGGTTTAAAAACTAAATATAAGGATAATGTGGCAGCAATCAAGCTTTTGAAACAGCTTGAAAGTGAAAACAGACTTGCGACACCGGAAGAACAGAAAATCTTAGCTCGTTATGTGGGCTGGGGTGGACTGGCTCCGGTGTTTAATATTTATGATCGCACTGGTGACAGCGAGTGGAGTAATGAGCGTGTTGAGCTGAAGGAGCTTTTGAGCAAAGAAGAATACGAAAGTGCAAGACGTTCTACCTTGAATGCACATTATACTGCTCCCGGAGTGGTAAAGGGTATATGGGATATTGTGCAGCGGTTAGGGTTTAAAGGCGGGCGAATCCTAGAACCTTCAATGGGTGTGGGCAACTTTTTTGGTTTAATGCCACGTAACATAATGAATAAAAGTAGTCTTTCAGGTATTGAATTGGATGGGCTGACAGGCAGACTGGCTAAACAGCTTTATCAAAAAGCTAACATTGAAATTACTGGATTTGAAAAAGCAGCTATTCCTGATAATTTTTATGATCTGATTATTTCTAATGTTCCTTTTGGTGATTTTAAGTTGCATGACCCTGTTTATAATAAATACCATTACAATATTCATAACTATTTTTTTGCCAAAGCATTTGATAAGGTGCGTCCGGGCGGGCTGATTGCATTTATTACCGGCAGCGGGACAATGCAGTCAGGTAAAGATTCAGAGCTTTTACGTAATATGTTAAATAATAAAGCTGATATGCTTGGCGCCGTAAGGCTTCCGAATACAACATTTAAAGAAAACGCAGGAACGGAGGTTACAACAGACTTGATTGTACTGCGCAAGCGTGAAGATGGAGCAGCTGCAGCGAAGGAGCATAAACAGTGGCTGGGCAAAGCGCCGAGCGGGTTAAAGGCTCAGTATACCAACGGTGATTTGATGATCAATGAGTATTATCAAAAGCATCCGGAAATGCTGATCGGCGAACTGGCGGAGGATAAGCTTTATCGGGGCAGGTTGGCTTTGGACGGCAAGGATTTGGATGTTCCTACAGAGTTACAAAATCGTATCTCTAAGTTCCCCAAAAATGTTTATAAGCCGTTGGCGGGGAAAATACAGGATACAATGGCCGGTTTAAAAACCTTTTTGGCTCCGGCTGGAGTTAAAGAACGGTCTTATATTTTGGATGATAAGGGCATCGCTTATCAGAATATAGGGAAAGAGATGGTTGTTGTACCAACTGGAGAACAGAAAAAAACGATTGCTTTTACAAAGTTGAAACAGGCTTTAAAGAATATTTTAGCAGCACAGATTGATCCTGTGACACAGGAAAACCATTTGCTGGCATTGCGCAAAGAATTAAATGCTTTATATGATAGCTTTGTTAAGGATTTTGGTTATCTCAATGATAAGAAGAACGTTTCTAAGTTGGGGGACGATCCGGAATATGGTTTAGTAAGTGCTGTTGAGGAATATAAGGTAGATAAGAAAACGAAGAAAGTCACTGCTAACAAAAGAGATATTTTTGAAAAGCGAACGGTGGCCGCAGTAAAAAATATCGAAACAGCAGATAGCCCGATAGATGCTTTAGCGACTTCGCTTGCACAAAAAGGCGAATTAGACTTGGATTATATGGCGGGCTTGTTGGGAAAAGATAAGTCTGAGGTTATAAAATCCCTTGAAGGGATGATTTATGAGAATCCGATCACGAGAGATTTTGAAACGGCAGAGGAATATTTATCGGGTAATGTGCGTGAAAAGTTGGAAGCTGCTGTTGAAGCGGCTAAGTCTGAGCCAAAGTATGATAAAAATGTTGAAGAACTTAAGAAAGTACAGCCTGAGGATTTGAAGCCTGAGGATATCAATGCTAATCTTGGCGTGCCGTGGATACCTGAAAGCGACATTGAAGCTTTTGCGGATAAACTTTTGGATGAATTTGGTTCTTTGTCTGTTAAGTTTAACGCACCGATGGGGACGTGGCTTGTGGATTGGAGCCGAAGCGCTGCTAAGAACAGCGTAGCTGACAAGACTACTTGGGGGACACCGTACAGGAGCTTTAAGGACATACTGGACTATGCCTTGAACCAAAAGACGCCAATAGTTTATGATACTTTTGAGGATGGCACGAAAGTTGTTAATCAAAAGAAAACTGCTGCAGTCCAGGAAAAGCTGCAAAAGGTAAAAGATGAGTTTAGAAAGTGGATTTGGTCGGACGAGAGCAGGACGGAACGATTATTAAATTATTATAATAATAATCTGAATAACTGGCGCCTGCGGGAATATGATGGCAGCCATTTAACTTTGCCTGGTTACAGTTTGACTGCACCGCAGCTTAGGGAACATCAAAGGAATGCTGTATGGAGAATTTTGCAGAACGGTAATACTTTGTTGGCTCATAGCGTTGGCACAGGTAAAACTTGGACAATGCAGACAGCCGGTATGGAAGCACGCCGTCTTGGTATAGCCAAAAAGCCGATGTATGTTATTCCAAACCATATGGTTAAGCAGTTCGAAAATGAGTTCCGTGCTATTTATCCTAATGCCAATTTACTAACTGTTTCGAGCGAGGATTTGCCGGACGTAAACGTTATTGGTGGCAAGGGATTAAGTAAAAAAGAAGCAGAGAAACGGAGAGCTGCAAAAAACAGTTCGCGGCAAAAGATGCTCAGCCGGATTGCTATGGAAGATTGGGACGGCATTATTATCAGCCATAATATGTTTAAACGGATACCTATGTCGCCTGAAGCTTATAAGGAATTTTATCGCCAGCAGGTTGACGAGATCAGTGAAGCGATTTTAGCGATGAAGTTGGATGAAGGTAGGGCTTATAATAAAATCGTTAAAGAGCTGGAGAAACAAAAAGAGAAGTTGGAAGAACGTCTAAAACGTGATACCAGCGAGGAAACGAAGGATATTGTTATACCGTTTGAACAACTGGGCATAGATCAATTATTTGTAGACGAAGCTGACTTGTTTAAAAACTTAGCGTTTTCTACTAAAATGACACGTATTGCCGGCATTAACAACACTGGCAGTCAGCGTTCAATGGATATGTTTGTCAAGACGCAGTATTTGACGAAGCTCAATAATGGCCGTGGCATTGTTTTTGCTACTGGCACGCCTATAAGTAATACGATGGCTGAAATGTTTACCATGAACCGTTACATGGATATGGATGCTTTGCGTGCTAAGAATATGCAGTATTTTGATAGTTGGGCAGCATCATTTGCTAATGTTGGCAGTACGATAGAGCGTTCTCCTGATGGTATTGGTTACCGGCAAATAAACAAGGTTACATCTTTTATTAATGCTCCGGAAATGATTAAGATGTTCAGGAAGTTTGCCGATGTGGTGAATAGCGATAACTTGGACTTGGATATTCCGAAACTGAAAAATAATAAGCCGACTATAGTCGAAGTTGCTACCAATGAGGCGCTGTCTGACTTTATAAAAAATACTGTTAAAGAAAGGGCTATGGCAATAAAAAACGGAGCTGTTGATCCCAAAGATGACAATATGCTAAAGTTGACGACAGATTTGCGAAAAGCTTCTTTGGATATGCGCTTGGTTGATGCAAGTGTTCCTGCTTCGGAAGCACAGGGAAAGATACAGGCCGTTGCGGAAAATGCTTTTGAAAAGTACAAGGAAAGTGACAGTAATAGAGGGACACAGCTTATTTTCTGTGATCTTTCTACACCGAAGGGAACAAGCGATAAGGTAGTGGAGCTTGATAGTGAAGCTGCAGTTGACGGCGAGGAAGACAGCAACAATGTTATTGTTTATGATGAAATTAAAAGAATGTTGATGCGCAAGGGTATTCCTTCAGAAGAAATTGCTTTTATGCATGACGCCAAAACTAAAGAGCAAAAACAGCGCTTGTTTGACGATGTCAAGGAAGGCAATGTACGAATTTTAATTGGTTCTACAGAGAAAATGGGTGCCGGTACGAACGTGCAGAAAAAATTGGTGGCTTTACACCATGTGGATGCACCGTGGCGGCCACGTGATATTGAGCAGCGTGAAGGGCGCATTTTACGTCAGGGTAACGAGAATAAAGAAGTTGAGATATTTACTTATGTTACTAAAGACAGTTTTGACGCCAATATGTGGGAAAAGCTGAAAAACAAAGCTAATATTATTTCTCAAGCTATGAGCGATAATCTTTCTAATCGTGTGATTGAGGATATGGATGCTGTAGTCGTAAACTTTGCAGAAGTTGAAGCATTGGCTAGTGGTAATCCGCTGATGGCAGAAAAGACGATGGTAGATGCCGAGGTAAATAAGTATAGTTTGCTTCATGCAAGCTACACTCAGCAACGGCAAGCCAACGAACGCAGAGCATTAGCGCTGCCAAATAAGATTGATGTTGCCAAAGCAGATTTGAAAGCAGCTCAGGAAGATGTCAAAAGTCGTCAAGATGTTAAAGGCGAGAATTTTGTAATGGAACTGTCGGGAAAACGGTATACTGAACGTGCTGCTGCCAGCGAAGCATTAAGTAAGTTGATGGATAGTTATACCAATAAATCAGGATCTGTTGTAGGAAAAATTGGCGGATTTGATTTAAGGCTAAAAGCTCGTGATACTGTAACCTTTAAGATTGGCGAGGATGGAGCAAAGGAAAAAGTATATATTGCTGTTGATGCTACTGTGATTGGTAAGCGGCTGTATACGGCTCAGACTGCTTCGTTGCAGGGTATTGAATATGCTGTTATGAACGGTCCCGATAATGCGGTTAGGTTTTTACAGGAAGATATTGTAAGGGCTGAGAAGGAGCTAAAAGCTTTACAGGTTGAGTTGGAGAAGCCTTTTGAGTATCAGGAAAAATATGAGGGGTTGGTAAAACGCCAGGCTGAAATAAACAAGGAATTAAAACTGGACGAGTTGATGAGTGGCGGTAGTGTTGAGGAAGCTATTGATGTTAAAGGCGCGGAAGGGCAGAAACCGCAGCTTGAGTATTCGATCAGGAGCAGGGAAAGCGGCGATGTTTTGACGCCGGAGCAGGTTCTTGAAGAGGTAAAGCGCAGTATCCCCAACGGCAAAAATTTTGAGTTAAACGGGGCTACGGTTAGTTTGGATTTACCTAACGGCAGAAAGCTGACGATAAATATTGTGAATGAGATTATTGCTACGCCTGAGCAGCTGGCAAAAGCCAGTGCGGAGCATGGACGCGTTGTTGCCAGCAGTAAGCAGCTGCAGGGCAGTATGCGTATGGTTGGTTTGGACGGAGTTATTGAGTTGGCGAAGGACAGCGAGGGCGGTACTATCGACCATGAGGTTATGGAGTTTGCTTTGCAGGTGGCATTGACTGAGAAACAGAAGCGTGATCTTGAAGCGAAGTATAAGAACAAGGAAGCACAGTGCGATGCTTATCGTGACTGGCAGAAGTTGAATAGACAGGGAAAGGGTACGGTATTTGGCAAGCTTTGGCAGATGGTGCAGAATTTTGCGGACAGGATTAAGGCGTTTTTTGGCAGCGTAGAAGCAACGCAGAGAATTATCGACCGGAGAGCCGAGAATGTTTTTGAGGATGTTGCCAGCGGTGAGGTTTGGAACAGGGACGGCGAAGGCCGGGTTGATGCTCAAACAAATTACGCTGTTAATGCAGACATTAAGCCAGATACTATGGTAAATGTTGTAGACTTGACTGATAAAGTGCCTAAAGATGTCGTTAATTCTACGGTTTTGAAGAGATATGTTCAGTATCTTGCTAAAACAAATAAAAAATTTGATACCGCAGATAACAAGGCTATAATGTCGGTGCTGCCGAAAGATATAAAACATATTACTTATTCGAGTTATAAGCCGTTGTCTAACAAGTTGAAAATGGTAAGGACAAAAAGTTTATTGTCTGTGCAAGACTTGATTGAAGAGGCTGTATTGATTGAAAGCATACCAAATAAAAAAACCGATAAAAAACCTTATGTAAGGTCTTATCATCGGTTTTATGTTCCTGTAAAAATGAGGAATAATTTATATACGGTTAGATTAGTTGCTGAGGAGCAAAACGGCACGATAACATTGGATCCGACAGATGTTAATTTATACGATATCATAATAGAAAGAAGCCGCCCCACCAAGGATGCATTGCAAAACAATGTCCTTAAACAGATGGCCGACGACTCCTTATCTACTGACAGTATAAGCAAAATTTCTGATGATGTCAACAAAGAAAAGAACCGTCTCACTCATCAGGGGATGCCAAAAGGCCTATCCCTGTTAGGAGCTGTTGACGGTTCTTTATCTGCTGTTAGTATACGTGATATGTTGTCAGGTGTCAACGATTATGATGGAAAGCCGTATTTTAGTACTATCGCTAAGTCAGATGATATTGCATATTCTGTCCGCAGAGCGACCGAGAACCTTGCAGAGAATTTGAAAGGGTTGGTTGGTAAGAAGCCGGCAGATGAGCGCATTACTGTTGAGGCGGCAAAGCAGAGCAAGGCGCAGCAGTTTGGACTTGTACAGGCTGTTTTGCGGTCACCAAGTTGGATTGCAGAGAAGTTCCCTCGGTTTAAGGCGTTCTTTAAAATGGCGGATAAGGCTATGCAGACACAGGAGGAATTGCGTAATCAGTTTCACAGGATTATGAACAGAATCCATAAAAGTTTGCTTACGGAGACTGACAAGCTGGCGTGGAAAACGGTTTTGCTGCGTGGTGATATGGCGGGCAGAGAGTACACGAAAGATGAACTGATGCAAGAGGGGCTGTCTGAAAATGTTATTTTGGCATATTTGAGGACGCGGCAGTCTATTCGGAAGGCGTGGCAATTGCTGAATGATGCTCAAAGGCGGGTTAAGACTTACCAAAAGAATATGAGCGCCGGTAAATTGCAAGATTTGAAAAAGGATAAGTTCGTTGAGATTTTAAAGGTTGAATATACTGGTGACGATAATTATTTGGTTGCTTATAAGTCGCCTAAGGTCTGGACAAAGCAAATGACAGTTGATGCTGATTTTTTGAATGATTTGAAAAAATTGGATAATGTTCAGGTGCTTGATGAGCGTTTGCTTGCTAATAGTTCGTATGAGGTGAAGTGGCGTGAATGTGCGGGCGATATTGCTAATCGTGTCGGCTATATCCCGCATTTTTTCCATGAGTGGTTTATTATGAGAAAGAATGAAGATGGAAGCAATACGGTTATCGGAAGTGCACGTACTGCGGCTGAGGCAGAGAATAAGTCTTTGGCTTATTTGGAGAAAAATACTGGAGATAAAATTGTTATTGCCCCAAAGTCATTTAGTTTCGGTGAGGACGAGAAGACTTATGCTGCTGTAGTTGGGGATACCGAGTATCAGGCTATATTGGATAGGGTTATGGTTGATCTTGAGATGTCTCCTGCGGAAGCACGTGAGTTTTTGACGGGCAAGGTTAAACTTAAGGGGCGGCATCGCTTTTTCGGGAACTTTAGGCATCGTAATGGCGCTGAGGGTTTTGAAACAGATATGGATTGGCTGCTGATGCACTATTTTAATGCTACTGCTAGGTATGTTGCGTTGGAGGAATTCAAACCGAATGCGATAGGTTTGTTTGAGCGTTATCATGGTACTTTTGACAAGGATTACAGCGATAATCTCGAAGCGTATTATACAAAACAGTATATTACTGATATGAATGGGAACCCGAGTGCACTTGAAAATGCGATCAGCAATATGTTGAACAGCAGTAAGTGGTGGCGTGATCATGTTGTCAGCAATTTTGGCGACAGGACTGCTCTGCAACTTGTCAATACTATTACCGGTACGGTGTCTGTATTGAAGCTCGGATGGTTTAACATTTCGAGTGCTTTAATTAATCTTACTCAGCTGATAAATACGGTTGGGTTATTGGGCGAGTTTACACCAGTCGCAGGAGGAATGAAGAATGCTTTGATAAATCCGAGTATGACGGATAGGAAGATTTATAAGGAAACAGGTATTATGAATGATATTCAGATGGATACTACCAGCGGCTATGGTAAGTTTAGGCCGGGGAATATGTTATCGAAGTCTATGTATTTGTTCAGAGCGGCTGATATGTATGCCAGGAAAGCTACGGTGCTTGCGGCTTATCATAGCGGAAGGAATAAGGGGATGAGCCACGGGCAGGCGATCAGTTATGCTAAGGATATAAACAGGAAGGCGAATTTTGATTACAGTGTTGCCGATGCGTCGAATGTATTTAGGCGCGGCAGTATTCTTTCTCAAATCGCTTTACAGTTTAAGAAATATCCTATTAAAGAATTGGAGTTGATGCACGAGCTTATTACAAAAGGTTCTGCTGCGCAAAACGCCAAGTTTTGGGGAAGTTACTTTTTGGTGTGCGGTTTGCTGCAGGTGCCGATGGCTGATTGGTTGGATGATATTTGGAGGGCTTTGTTTGGGGACAGCCCCAAGGCTAAGATCAAAAAAATGGTTATGGAGGCTGCGGGCGATGACCCTGTGGGCAGAGAGCTTGCCAAGATTGCTATGTACGGGCTTCTATCCGCTTCCCCGCTTAATGTTGATGTTTCGAGCCGTGCCGGTGTGGGTGATGTGACTTTGGCTCCAAGCGGTGGTGTGGCTGAGATTTTGGGCGGGGCGACTTTCAGTACGGCGCAGCAGCTTGCGAGCGCGGTTGCTGCGGGTGATACACTTGCCAGCATTAAAGCATTAAGCCCTGCATTGGGAAATTATATGCAGGCTGTTATGGGTCATACAGAGGGCAGACGCGCACGTACAAATAGCAATCTTGATACTGCTTATGATCAAGTGTTGAAAGCAGCTGGTTTTAGAAATGTCAATGAAAGCATTGCGGGAGATATGCAGGGCATTATTGCCAGCGAGCGTAGTGCAAGGACTAACGCACGTCAGAAAGTTATGGACAGCGTTATTGCCAAGCAGGAAGATGGGAAGCCGCTGACGGCAGATGATGTTGCGGAACTCAAACGGCTTGGCGTTACAGGTAAGCAGTTAAGAGATGAACGTAACAAAAAGCGTATGGAAGCTAAAGATCGGATGCAGAGTGGTTTGTCAAAACGGGAACGTATTGAGCATAAAGATTTACTTAAGTTTTTAGAATAAGAGAATAGGGAAAGCGCTTACTACGGTGAGCGCTTTTTCCATATCCGAAATGGGCGGTGCAGAAAAATGGAACAAACAATTATGACTGTTTTAGCTGTATTTGGTGCGGTGGGGTGGGTTTTTAAGATATGGATCATAAATCCTTTGTCTGCGGCGATTGATAGGCTTAATGACAGCGTTTCAAGAATTGAGGGCGTCGTTGACAGTATGCAGCGCCGAAATTTCGAGTTGACGAAGAATTTGGCTACGGCTGAGGCGAGCATGAAATCAGCCCATAAAAGGCTGGATGATTTTAGCGAGCGATTGATACTCGTTGAAAATAAGTGTAATAGTTGCGTTCGTAAAGAAAGGTGATTGATGTAATGGAGAAGTTTAGTGAAATACCAAATGAGAAAGGTTGTGCATATTATGTACGAATTATTGACTAGACGTGAAGCGTATTTATTCTTCTTAGCTATGGGCGGAGATGAAACACAGTTGCCAGAGCCGCTGACACCGGCAGAGGATTTTTTGTATAAGGCTTGCATGGAGAAGGTTGCAAAAGAATTGACGAATGTCAAAGCAGCAGAATCTGTGCAAATAGAACTACCTGCCAATGATAAAGCTGTCAATACTGTTGAAACTAATGGTGACGGTGATACTGAGGAGTAATTTGAATGATTGATTTTTTAAAGAAGGAATTACCTAAGTTATCGGGGCATATCGCAAAAACTATTGCAAGGACGGCACTGCCGATAATGGCTGTTGTGAAGGGGTATTTTAAGCTTGTGATAGTGATTATTATGCTTTATTTAGTGGCGTGGACGGCATTGTGGTATAGCACCGGCAGGCCGGATTTGTCGAGTCTGTTGGAACTGATTAAGGTTGTGACGAATCCCTATTTTGTTGGGTTTATTACGTTTATCGTTGGCTATTTGGCTGACAGAAATAAAAATGGGATACCAGATCCCTTAGAAGTGGAGCGTGTGAAGCAATGAAAGTATTTATTAACCCAGGTCATATGCCGGGCGTCGATAGTGGCGCCACAAATCCTAACAGCGGTTTAAGGGAGTGCGACGTAGCATTGGCGGTAGCGAAGTTGGTTGAATATTATCTGAAAAATGCTGACTGCGAGGTAATGCGTCTGCAGAGCGATAATCTTAACGGCGAATCTTCGGCGTATCCGAATGTTTGTAGAACTGCTAACGAATGGGGTGCAGATGTATTTGTGTCGCTGCACTGCAATGCTTTTGATGGTTATGCGAGGGGCATTGAAACATTGGTGTTTAACTTTGGTAGTGAAGCCGAACGCTTGGCAGCCTGTGTACATCGGCAGCTTGTTGATACGGAGCAAAGCATTGATCCGTATATTCCGGATCGTGGGCTTAAGGAACGCCCGAATTTGTCTGTTTTGAAAAATACTGATATGCCGGCGATTCTTATCGAAATGGGTTTTATTGACAACGACTATGATGTTGTGTTGCTTGAAAATAAACAAGACGCTATAGCAAAGGCGATTGCCCGTGGTGTAACGGATTACGCAAATTTATAAGGAGAAATAAAGATGAAGGAATTTATCAAGGCGTTTTGTGATAGATATTTTAATCAGCGGGACAGAAAGTTTTTCAGGAATGGATTTATTGTTGGTAGTGTTGTCGGTGCAGTTTTAGGGTTTGTTTTAAAAGCAATGGTATTTTGATCTGTCGAAAATTACATAAATAAGAGGAGCTAAAAGAAAATGAAATATAGAAAAAAGCCTGTCGTTATTGAAGCATTTCAGTTTGATGGCGATTTCATGAATAGTAACGGTGATTATTATGTGCCTGAGTGGGTAGTGGACGCCTACAAACAAGGTATTTTATATTTTGAAGGCCCAGACCTTTTTATAAGAACATTGGAAGGTATCCATGCAGTAAGCTATGATGATTACGTCATCAAAGGAGTAAAGGGCGAATTGTATCCATGTAAACCCGATATCTTTAAGATGACATATGAAAGGGCTGAATAATAATGAAATATCATGATATGGAAAAAACAGCCGTTTTTGGTATTTGCTATTGAGGTGCTGGAGGAATAACATGCATGAAAAAATCAAAAGTTGGATATCTAATAATCGCTTTCTTATTGGTATGGGCGTTGGCGCAGTTCTTTTTCTTGCCTGCTATCTGTTCGGCAGAACCAGTGTATCAGATAACGGAAACGGAACTGGTGACGTTGGAACAAAACTCGAACAGGCAATTGGAAATCAGCAGTCAATTAGCCAAGGAATTGCAGACAGCCAGGGGACAGCTGAAGGTATCGGATCAAGCATTGACCGAGGGCAAACTGCAGCAGGAGCAGCTGCAGAAGCAGTTGACAGAGCTGGAAGTTTGGTCGAAGAAGCAGGAAGAATTGCAGAAAGAAATCTTGAAATCATTGCCGCCGTCCGCGCCAGAGGTCCTGCGGGAAGTCGGGATAAAGATTGACGTTGAAAAGTATGCCAGAGGTGTCAGTTACGGTGTGAGCAGACGTATTGGGACTAAGTATATTGGTTTGCGCGGCGAATATGACTGGCGGGCCGATAAAGTCGGTGTGTGGGTGACATACGCATATTGATGATACAAGAAAGCATGACTACTGAAATAAACAGCAGTCATGCTTTCTTTTTTTGTGCTATTTGTTATAATAGAGCTTATGTGAGAAGGGGGAATATCAATGTATGTGATTATCAGGGGGCATTCTATTGAAGGTGAAGATGTAGAAGAATTGGCTGCATGTCTTTTGAGGTGGATGCCGCCAGTAGTTCCGTGGTTAGTAGAATTGCAGGCGAGGGTAAAAGCAAAAGCCGAAGATGGCAGAAGTGCTGGAGAGGCTTTTTTGTCTGTAGTCAAAGAAGATCCTGAGTTATTTCCGATCGATATGCAAAGTAAGGATAGTCCGTTTAGATAATGGTACCAACGTGGTACCAACGTACCTGTTTTTACTACATAATAATGCGGGTTAGAAGGCTATGCTTTGAAGTGAGAAAAATGTTTGGAGTATAGTATTCAAGCCGTTTATAAGGACTTGAATTGTACAGCTCATAACCGGTTGGTCGCTGGTTCGAACCCAGCTGGGCCCACCAAATAAAAAG